GCGACAAGCTGCTCATGGGCAAGCGCAAGGACAATGGCAAATGGACGCTGCCAGGCGGCCACCTGGAGCCTCGCGAGAAGCCGCATTGCGGTGCTCTTCGCGAGCTATATGAAGAGACCGGGATCGTTGCACAGCAGCTCGATCCACTGGGATGCCAAGGCGTGATCGGCCGCGACGGTTCGACGATCATGGTCCATGCTTTTGTCCTCACGGCGTCACCTGAGACGACGACGAAGCTCGATCCTGACGGTGAGTTTTCCAAGCTCGTATGGGTGGACACGACCAACGGTCTGCCAAAGAAGATCGAAGACAACCTGCATTCACCGCAGAACGTCGTCCTTCACCGCCTTGGCATCCAGAAGAGTCTGTTCATTGTCGATGAACCTGGGTTCACTGTGGATGAACCGAGCTATTTCTTGAAGGCCAGTCTCTTCGACGACTTCACCATCGACCTCGTGAAGTCGCGTCCGCACAAGTACCTGCGCAAATACAAGGGCCGCAACGGTGAGTGGATCTACGTCTATCACGAGGGTGAGCAGGCTGGCCGGCAGATCCCTGAAGAGGCGGTTGGTCACGTTCGCGAGTTGGCCGAGGAGCACGGCGATCAGCATGCTCGGGATCTGCTCTCGACGCTTCAGGAGCACGCGCCCGAGAAGCTGAATGCGCTGCGTGAGCTGGCGATGCAGCACGGCGACACCGATGCGCAGAAGCACCTTGAGCATCTCGGCGTCGATTGGCAGGGCGAGCACCGGGAGGCGCAGGAAAACACCCGCCGCGAAGAAGAGAGGCATCGTCAGGCTGAGCAGGAACGCAAGGCGCAGGAAGCCGAGGCTGGCATTCTCTCAGAGCAGCGGGCGGCACAGGCGCGTGAGGCTGAGCGTCAGGTCAACCCGCTGACGCGCACGCTCTCTGGCGACGACCTCGAAGGTCTTCACGAAATTCTCGACGATGCCATCCGCACGAAGATCTCGAACCACCTGGAGCAGCATCCGACCTCCGGGCCGGCGACGGCGCTCACCTCACGCGGTCTTGACCGCGCCAAGCTGATGCAGCCGGTGAAGAAGGCGAAGACTGTGCAGGACGCGCTCAAGGCGTTGCACGAGAGTCTGAAGCGCGTCGATGCCGCCCACAAGGGCGTCACCTCGCAGAATTCAACCGCCAACGGCGCCGGTGGCTACGGGAACCTCGCCTATAATGAGGCGGTGCTTCCTGCCGGCCGAAGCCCGCGAGCACCGGCGCACAGCCGACAACCGCAACGGTAATCTGGAAATCAACGCTGAAGAGATGCGTCAGTCGGCCAAGCGCGGCGAAGAGCGGCGGCAGCAGGAAGAGGCTCGTCGTGCCACCGAGCGGGCAGCGGCTGCTGAGCGGCAGCGTCAGCAGGCAGCGCGTGAGGCGGAAGAGCAGGCGGCAACTGAGCGCGAGCTTGGCGGCTCGCTCGCCATGCATATGGCGTCGATGATGGACACGCATGCACGGCGTATGAGCCCCGAAGATACACGGAACCTGCACACGGCGCTGAAGAGCATCTTCGGCAACGAGGGTTTGAAGAAAGAGCACTGGCCCTATGACTTCTCCGAGCATGGGCTGAAGACGAAGATCACCCGCGTCAGTGCCAGTGGCCGATCGATCAGCCTTGAGATGCAGATCTACAACGCTCAGGGCCAGCCGATCATGGAGGGCTGGAGTCGCCGGTGGAGCAAGGGCGATGACGGCCGGCCGGCCATCGAGAATAGCTTCATGTCGGTGAATCAGGCGGCGCGCACTGGTGTCCAAGTCGGAAACCTGATCAACCACGGCCAGCGCAAGATGATGCGCTCGATCCCCGGCGGCGGCACAACCCACGTCCACGCCAACATCGACATCGGCGGTTACAACTGGTGCAATCAGGGCTTCTCCTGGGACAGATCCAGCGATGCATCCGGCTTCCGCCAGCGCCTCAAGATGTTTGCCGATCAGCACGGCATTCAGCTCACTGACGAAGATTTGCGCCACTTTAAAGAGCCGGTCCACTTCGCCAGCTTTGACGACGGCAAGCGCTACGTCATGAAGCTCACCGACAACCCGCGCACGCGCGGTGGCTCTTTGCCGCTCAGCCAAAAGCAGAAGGATGCCGGCACGCTGTCGGGCAATGCTGGTGAGCACCCGTTGACGCCGGAAGAGATCCGCAGCGGCAAGACTGAGCGCATGGTCGTTCACCTCGGCAAGAAATTCATGCTCGGCACCGACTGGTATGGCACCTGGGACAGCGCCAAGGAAACCGACGCCTCGAAGTTTGCCGACAAGTATTATGAGATCCGTGACCGGGCGACCGAGCACCTCAACCCGCAGTTCAAGCAAGTCTTGGCCGACGTCAAGGCCGGACGGCGCGGGCGCGGTAGCACGCAGGAAGCTCCTCGGCCGGCGGTGGCGCGGGCGTCCTTTCAGTCAGCTCCGGCTGGTGCCGAGCCGCACGAGCAGCACACCGACCGCTACGTGCGTTACTGGCAGCGCGAGGGCCGCAACATCACCATGTCGCCACGGCGGATGCGCACGGTAGCCTCATGGTCGCCGGTCGAGATCAAGTCATTCATGGCGCGGGCGCCGATCTCGCCGGCCGCCAAACGGCGCCTGCGTGAATTGCTGAGAGGGAGCCCGACCACGTGAAGAAGGCAAAGAAGAAGAGCGAAGGCCCCAACCGGAAGAACCTGAAGCCAGACGGCGGTCTTTGCATGGCGGACGCCTGGGACGCGCACCCGGATTTCGAGGCCGAGTATCTGGACGCTCAGGAGAAGCACAACAAGAAGCACAATCCCGAGTTGGCAGCACTGATGGACCGCATCAAGAAAGACCCGAGTGGCGCTGACAAAGACCCAACTTAACGCGATCCTTGAGGTGATCAAGCGGCGCGTCCTCGGCTTCACCTATGAAGCGCTTGGCGAGCGCGCGCTCACCGCTGAAGAGATGCGGACGCTGTACCGGCTGGGTCTGATTGACCGTGGCACGCGCAGCTTGATCGCCGATCCGGTGGCCCTCGGACGGCTGATCGCTCTTGTGCCGATGAGCGCTCGGCGATCGGTGACGCTGGCGCAAGTCCAGAAGTGGGCCGCTCAGAACGTGCCGACGACCGAAGTCGAGATCAAAGCGGTCCAGTATGCGACTGAGCATGCTGGCTCCTATATCAAGGGTATTGGCGACATGATGGTCCGGGATGCCTCGGCGGCTGGCTCTCGCGCCTCGGGCGCGGCGCTCCGGGCTGTCCGGGCGAACGTCTCGGAAGCCATAGCTCACCGCGAAACGGTGTCGGAGTTGAAGACCAGGCTCTTCCATGCGATCGACAACCGGACGCGGGACTGGCAGCGCATCGCCCATACCGAGGTGAATACGGCGATCCAGCACGGCATCCACGACGCCATTGTCGAAGCCTCGCCCGAAGGTCGCGAGCAGCTCGTCTTCAAGCGCCCAGCTCCCGACGCCTGCCAGCACTGCAAGCGGCTCTACCTGAAGGCCGACGGCGTCACGCCGCGCGTCTTCCGTCTCTCGGAGCTGGCCGACTCGAACGTCGGGCTGAAGGCGGCCGACTGGCAGCCGGTCGTTGGCTCGACGCATCCTTGGTGTCACTGCCAGCTTCTCCCTATCCCGAAGAACTACAACTTCGTCCTCCGACACGTTGCCCTGGAGCGTTTCGATTACGACGGTAAGACCTACCAGCGTGGCGAGATTGTCGAAGACGGTGAGTATGGGAAGATGGGTAGAGACGAGAAAGCGAAGGTGGGCCAGGACGCGGTGCTCAGTTACACTGGGCAAACCGCTGAGCCGGAAGTCGAGAAGTCTTTTCGGGTGACCCACGTCACTGACGATTGTATGTGCGACCATTGAGGGAGATGAATTTATGCGTAGCCATAAATATGTGAAGCGGACTGGCACGCCGGGTAATTACCAGTATTTCTACAAACTCCCTGATGGCCGTGTAGTCGCCGGCAACGACGCGCAACAAAAGCAGGGCCGCGTCGAGCACGCCAAGCGTTTGCTCGCCGGCCGCCGCGACGGCGTACATAGTATGTCCCACGATGAGATTGCGCGTGAGACGGGTCACGACTCGGCGAAGGTCCGGTCGATGGACTCCAACCTCACGCGGGACCAGCGACTACGTGGGAGGGCACACGACTTTGAAGAGCATCACCTCAAGGAAGCCAGTCTCTCGCCCAGCCATCCGGCTTATGGCGAGCATCTGGCGCAGCATAGCGGTGGGGAAGGTGGGGAGGCTGCTGAGTCGGCTGCTCCTGCGGCGCCTGCGCGAGCGACGCCACCGGCCGCTGCCGCCGCTCAAGGACCGGCTGGCGGGGCGCATTCTGCACCGGCGGTAGCGGCGCGTCCGCAGCCGTCGCCGGAGGCTATCGAGCGTGTCGCCAATCACATCGAATCGGCGCGTTCTGAGCGTGAAGCGCAGGCGGCTCATAGCCAGGCGTCTCGTGCTAGGCAACAATCGCCTACCCCCGGCGCGGCGCCTGCGGCGCCTAGTTCTTCCGCCGCGCATCAGGAGGAGCAACGCACTGGCCGTCGGACGCTGACTGGTGCGCCGGTTCCTGGTGCTTCATCGTCTTCAGGGGGAGCGCCGGCAAGCGGTAGTGGTGCCGGCGGTGGCGGGGCGGCAGCCGGTGGGGCGGCTCCATCATCGTCTTCGGCACAATCTGCCGGGACTTTAGCGCCAGCGAATTCGCGCGCCGATGAATTACGGCGGAAGCTCAGGGAAACTCACGGCGTTAATCTTGGCGGCAGTCAGCCGGCAGCGCCCAAACCTGCGTCAGCGTCTGCATCTACGACGGGCGGAAGAGATCAGCCGGCGCCTGAGGGCTGGGCTGTTGCCGGCGGCGCTGGATCGGGTGTCATCAGCCGCGACGTGGGCGACACTTACCACAAGGTCCGCAGTGACGCAGGCGGCCGGTCTTCTCTGGTGATTCAACATGGCGGCCAGGAGATCCACCGCTCGCAGCATGACACCAGAGAGGGTGCGGTCCACGCCTCGAAGATTCACGAACAGCGGCATGCGCAGGCGGCTCAGGAGGACAACGATCAACTCACGTCGATGACGCTGCCTGGCACTGCCGGTAGCAGCGAGCCGACGCATCACCCGGACGCGGCGCCCGGTTCACCGCAAGCCGCCGAGCTGTCGGCGCATGACCCGGACTTTGGCGCCTCTGAGCGCCACCTGGAGCATCAGCAGCAGACGCAGCAGTCTGGCGGTAATCCCTACCTGGAGCGCGCCAGTGAGATCTTCCACCGCATTCAGAGCGACGTCAAAGAGCCGCGCCGGGGAACGGTGAAAAACATCCTGGCGTCAATGCACGCGCTGAAGACCGGTGGCCAGCCGCTCAATGAGGCGAACCTCAAACAGCATTACAAAGAGGCCACCGGCTCCAACCTGACGAAGGCGGACCTGTCGCACTTCGAGGCGGCGACCTTCCACACGCCGGAAGAGGTGATGGAAAACAAGCCGCTCAACGCCGAGACCGAGCGGATGAAGCGCGGCTTCGCGGCAAAGCAGTTTGCCCGGCTGAAGCCATTCCTCGGCGCCGAATTCAAGTCGCGTCACCCGGATGCGCCGCCGCCCTACCCGACCTATAACGACCTGAAGGGCTGGGACGAGCACGCCAGAGACGGCGGCGGTGCGCGCCCCGACTGGGCCGGCGGCACCGGACGCGGCGGCCAGAAGCGCGCCATGCCGAAAGAGTTTCACGACTCGATGCCGAAGGTGGACGGCAAGCCGCAGATGCCGCCGGGCTGGCTGCCGCTGCACCTGGCGCCGGTCTGGAGCTACGTTGCGCGCTCGATGGCCGGCAAGACCGACAGCACCGGGAGGCCGTCAGCCTATGCGGCGGCCAACCTCAACGAGCAGGACCTTCGCGCTCACGGTCTGCCGACGCACGACAATCAGAAGGTGCGCATGCCGTCGCAGTCGCCGACTCGTGAAGAGACGGCGTCGGGGGCGCGCAAGCCGGAAGAGATGCTGCTCAACTCGCTGCGCAAGTACGTGCAGATGCGTGGCGGTGCCGACCAGCTCGTTGACATCCCTGAATCGAAAGTCGGCAAGCTCGAAGAAGGTGGTGTCAAGCTGACGCACGCGGATCTCTTTAAGGCGGACGAAGAGCTGTCCGACCAGGCGCTCCAGAAGATCATGACGACGAAGATCATCGATCCGGTCGGCTTGATGGCGGTCGTGAAGCGCGAGATGAAGGGTGGCGACAAGAAGCCGGTGAAGAAGTCGATCATGCTCGTCGTCGACCACGATGCAGCCTTCGTCCCTGGTGAGCGGCTGGCCAAAAGCGTCAAGCGTGACGAGGGCTACGAGATCGACTTGGCGAAGGCAGCGAAGATCAACCGCATCCAAGGAATTCTCGATGGCCGTGCTCAAAGCCGAGCTTGACTTCGACTGCCCATACTGCGGCGATCAGATTGTCAAGAGCTACGCGGGTCAAGTGAAGCTCCGGGCGACGCTCCTCAAGTGGGAGTCGGCCGGGTGCTTCGCTGTCTGCAAGGGCTGCAAGCGCGACGTGCCGATCGATTTTGAGCTGCTGAAGTCGATCCACACCCGCTTCGCCTATGAAGTCAAGAAAGAGAATTGACTTTCTCGGCAACTTTCTGTCATCCTGATCTCACAACAACACAAGACTCATTTTGATGGAGTAGTTGTCGCCTTGAATCAGGCCGCACTGCTCCATTTTGTATTTAGGGCCACTTCGTGACCAACCACTTCATCGCCAAAGATGATTTCCGGGTATTTTTGCCCGAGGTCTTCTTCATCGAAAAGTCGGGCGCCGACGCTGATGCGCACAATAGCCATCAGATCAAAGGCGTGATGTCCACGAGTCGTCTCGACCGTCAGGGCGAGCGCGTGCTGGCCAAGGGCTTGGATATCACCGATTTCCTCGACAACGGCCACTTCAACGACAATCACGACGGCGCCACTTCCGCGATCGTCGGCTATCCCGAGTCGGCTGCCTACTCCAGCGACATCACGCTGCGCGACGGCAGCCGCTCCGAGGGCTGGGTGTGCTCCGGCTACGTGCTCAAGGGCACTAAACGCGCCGACGACATTTGGGAGCTGGCCAAGGCGCTGGCGGCGACGCCGAACAAGCGGCTCGGCTTCTCGATCGAAGGCAAGGTTCTTCGCCGCAAAAACAACATCGTCGAGAAAGCGTTGATCCGCCACGTCGCCATCACCAATTGCCCGGTCAACACCGATGCAACGTGGGACGTTCTGGCGAAGAGCTTCTGCGACGAAGACGTCGCGTCAAAGGCGCTGAGCGCCGGCTACGGCACCTCGCCCGGTACGCGCGTTGGTGGCGCCGCGCTTTCGCCCGAAAGCCTCGACCGTGACGGCGATGAGCGCGGTCACGAGAAGAAGAAAAACAAGGGTCTGAAGATCGTCATGCGCTCGCTCGGCTTCGAGCACGATCCCGACGAGATCCGCAAGGCGCTTGGCTACGTGCTCGACCTTCGCCCGGACTTCTCTGAAGAGGCGGCGGCAGAGTTGGTTCATTACATGATCAGGAAGGGAGTGGGCAATGTCAGCAAATAGCGCGCTAGTCATCGGCCGGATCGATTCCAGTCTGGTGACCGGTCAAGGCACGGTCGTCTTCGATGCACCGGAGCAGACCACGAAGGCGATCATCACGAAGCTCGATCAGATCATCGCGTGGCAGACAGCCGTCGGCGCGGCGATTACGACAGCGACCGATGGACCATCTCTGTATGCCGCACTGAATACCGCGACGGTGAAAGCCGCCATCGGTGCTCTGCGGTTCACGCTGTAAAGGAGGAGGCAATCATGCCCATCAGCAAGCAAGACGTGAAGAAGGCTCTCGGAGCGCTGGAGGCGGCCTCCCCTGACTTGGCGAAGTCTGGAGGACTCAACAGCGCAGAGGGTGCGGCGCAAGAGGGCGGCGGTGATGGGAAGCTGAAGGCTCCTGGCACGTCGATGTCCAAGGTCACTGGCAAGGCGAAGAAGTCGCTGGCCAAGGCCGAGGAAGAGAAGGACGACGAGGAGAACGAAGAGGAAGACGAGGGTGACGAAGACGAGGACGAAGAGGAAAACGACTCTTCTGACAAAGAGCCGCCCCCGCCGCCTGCCACCGCCAAGTCGATGTCGAAAGGTTTCCGTCAAGGAATGCCTTCCGAGATCCAGACGAAGGTGGACGTCAGCCAATTCCTTCGCTCGCTCGTCGACCACACCGCCACCACGGTGGACGGTCTTCGCGACGCGCTGCTGAAGAGCGACATGGCGACCGAGAACCGGATCGACTCCGTGGTCGAAGCGGTCGAAGGTCTTCAGAAGTCGATGGGCAACATCGGCGTGGTGCTCACCGCGATTTGCGAGCGCTTCGGCGTCATCGAGAATCAAGCGGCAGCTCCGGCCAAGTCGATCGCCAAGTCGGGAGCACCGGCTGGCAAGGCCACCGAGCGCACCTTCGAGGGCGGCGAGCCGGCAGCGGAAGGGCAAGGGCAGGGGACTTTCTACAAGTCGCTTGTCGGCAAGCCCGGTCACATCGCCAAGGCGATGGTCAGCGAGGCGCTATGCGACCTCGTGAAGAAAGGCCAAGCGCAGGACATCGACGTGATCAATTTCGAATCCACTGGCTTCGTTCCGCCTGAGCTTGCTGTCAAGCTCAACGCGGCGCTCAACTGAAAGGAGTTGCATTCATGCTTTCGCCCGTAATCGATCCCAAGCAATTCGAGGAGCATGGTAGCGGCTTCGGTCAGACGAGCCTCCAATCCGTGCAAGAGCTGAACAAGGCGCTAACGGCCGGCTACGTCTCTGACGCAGCCTCGATGGCCGGTGGTGGCGCCCTTCGGGTGGAGTCGCTCGATTCCACGTTGAAGATCGTGTCGTTCATGATGAAAAACATCGTGTTCTACAACGACATTCCGAAGAGCAAAGCCTACAACACCGTCGAAGAGTACAACTTGCTCTCGAAGTACGGTGGCAACGGCGGCTTCTTCATTCCGGAAGGCGGCCTGCCTCGGACTGAGGACAGCAACTATCAGCGCAAAGTCCAGTACGTGAAATTCATGGGCACCGTCCGTGAAATCACGCACCCGATGCTGCTCGTGCGCCCGGCACACGGCAACGTCGTGGCACTGGAAACGAAGAACGGCGCCATGTGGATGTTGCAAAACATCGAGCGCGCCCTCTTCAACGGCAACGCCGGGATCATCTCCCAGGCGTTCAACGGTCTGAATCAGCAGCTTCTGGCTGGCTATTCTGACCCGACCACGGCCGGCGATCTTCAGCCGAACGTGGCGACCGATCACGTCCTCGACTTGCGCGGCAAGTCGCTGACGGAAGGTCTGTTCAGCGAGGCGTCGCGGGTGTTGCTGGATAGCTTTATGTATCCGACGCACTGCTACCTCAACCACGTCAACCACCGGGACTACAACGTCCAGTTCTTCTCGAAGGGACGCTACGGCATCCCTGTCGGTGGCGACGACATGACCACGGGCTTCGACTCCCGCAAGGTCAAGACGGCTGGCGGCACGATCCAGCTTCGTCCGAACGTCTTCCTGCGTATCGACACGACCGCGCCGAGCACCGCCGATAACGCCAGCGCCCCGACCGCGCCTGCGTCTGCCGTCGTGACCGTGCAGTCGGTGTCCACGTCGCGCGGCTTCCAAGCCTCCGAGTACGGCAGCTACGTCTACTCCGTCACGGCGATCAGCCGCAACGGTGAGAGCGCGGCCACCGCTGGGAGCGCCACGGCGGTCGTCGCAGCCACTGGCTCTGCCGAAGTGCAGATCGTCATCACGCGCGGTGCTGTCAGCGGCAACGACCTGACACAGGGCTACCGCGTCTACCGGACTCGTCTGGAAGACGGGCCTACCGGCGTGCCGTATCTTTGTCTGGAAGTCGCTGCCGCCGGCACGACGACCACCTTCCTCGACGGCAACGAGAACCTGCCGGGCTTGGGCACTGCCTACGTCGGACAGCTCGACGAGACGGTCATGTCGCTGCGCGAGCTGAGCCCCATGCTCAAGTTTCCGCTGGCGACGATCGCTTCTTCGATCCGGTGGATGCAGCTCTATTACAACACGCCGATCGTCTTCCGCCCGCGCGGTTGGGTGATCATCAAGAACATCGGACGTCTGACGACACCACAGCTCGGCTAACGCGAGCGATCCTGAATGAATGAGCGCAAGGGCTGGGGAGTAAGCGCTCTCCAGCCTTTGCCTCTAAGAAGAGGGTTTGAATGAAGCTGCATCATCATCAATACAAGCGCTTGAAGCTGGCAATGCCGGGCGGTGTGGTCCTCCAAGCTGACGCCGACGGGCATGTCGAAACAGAAGACCAGGCGCATATCTCGGCGCTGGAGTCGATCGGTTTTAAAGCGGTCTTCTCGCGCAAGACCGAGAAGCCTGCGGCCGATGCGCCAGCGGAAGTGCCGGCCGACGAAACGACCGACGAGGCGCCCGAGGGCGAAGCTGAGGTCACTGAAGGGGCGGCACCCACGAAGCACAAGCGCGGACGCAGGGGTTAAACCATGACGACGGAAATCAAAGACACCGACTTTCCGTCGGCGACCGAGCTGCCGCTGCGGGAGCATTCTGAGGGCTCGCGGGCGAAGAAGGTTGTTCCCGGTCCGCGTTGGTTTGTCGCTGATCCGGCGACACCGACGCAGACACCGGCACCGCTGTCTGTGGTGACGTCAAGCGCGTCGCAGCCGCTGCTGATCCCACCGAGATCCGCCGTTCGGCTGATCTCGACCACGGCTATCTGTTTCAAGATGAGCCTTGGCGCGGCGGCGGCGACGGTCGCCGACATCTACCTGCCAGCCAACACCGAGATGATCCTGAGGAGCGGTTCGATATGGGACCGGGTGAACGTGATCCTGGCGACCGGATCATCAGCGGGGATGGCGCAAGTGGCGCAGGTCCAGTGACCGAGCAGCTCTACTGCACGGTCAACTACCTGTTTGCCGCCTACCTCCAAACAAAGGAAGCCGGTGCCCATCAGCTAGTGCGGTTCGAGAAGATACATCGGGGGAAGGCTAAATTCTTTTTCTCGATCACCGAAGACCAGGCATCAGCCCTCAAGCTCAAGTTTCATCAGAGTCCCTGTTCCGAATTCGAGAGGCTGAGAAAATACACGATCGATCTTGCTTATTGAGGGAACGTGGTAGACGCGCTCAACACTCGACCGGTGATACCCGCTGGCAAGCTCGTCCTGAGCGTGGAGGAATTGAAATCCATTTTCCTCTTCGGCGTGTCTTTCCTGGACGATGACGGCAACTCTTTCCCTGATGCCATCTTCGAGTTTTACATTCGCTCAGCGCAAGAGTGGCTTCAGCGCGAAGTCCAGGTCCTGCTCTTCCCCACCGACATCGTCTCTGAGACCCACGACTACGAATTCAACGACTTCCTTGAGTACGGGTTCCTGAAGCTGCACTGGGCGCCGGTGCGCTCGGTGTCGCGCTACTCGATCAAGTTTCCGATGTCGTCGGCCAGCCTCGACTTCGATCCGTCGTGGCTGCGCGTCAACGCCATGAGCGGCACGATCAATCTGATCCCGACGCAGGGCACGCTGTCCAACATGCTGATCGGCCAAGGCGGCGGCTTTCTGCCGATGCTCTACGGCTCCAATCCCTACGTGCCGATGGTCGTCGAAGTCGACTACTCGGTTGGCTTCAAGAATCCTGGATTGATCCCGGCCGACATCCGCGAAGTGATCGGCATGAAGGCGGCGATGGGGCCGCTGAATATCGCTGGTGACCTGCTCGGTGGCGCCGGCATCGCATCCAAGTCGCTTTCCCTCGACGGCCTCTCGGAGTCGATTTCAACCACGAGCAGCCCGGAGTTTGCCGGCTACGGCGCGCGGATCAATCAGTACATCAAACAGATTCCGCTCCACCTCGCTGCGATCAAGGATAACTTGCGCGGTATCCAGATGGTGGTCGCCTGAATGGCAGCAGCCACATATCCGAAGCGTCCACCACCGCCGACGAGGGTTGACCTCAACCCCAAAGAGTTTGATGCGATCATCAACGACTTTGGGACTGTGGTGAACGTGACGCCGACGGTGCTGTGCCCACGCCGCTCCGGCAGTCAGGTCGAAGTCAACGACGTCAACCACGATCTCAATTGCCCGCTGTGCAACGGCGCGCTGATCGTCGATCTGACGGCGAAGACGGTGCAGACGCAGGCTTATATCCAAGGGATCAGCCTCGACAAGACCTACTATCCCGAGAGCCGCTTCGACGTGAAGGACTCGCTGATCTCGTTCCCAGCGGGCGTGCGCGTGTCTTATTGGTTCAAGGTTGAAGTTGTCGACTTCGGCTCGCTCTTCAACGAGGTGGTCAAGCGCCACACGAGCGATTCTGATCTGCTGCGCTACCCGCCACGCGAGGCTGACTCGGGCAACATCTACGGCATCGTCGACTGTAACAACGTCACGAACTACGTGCTCGGCACGCACTACAAGATCAGCGGCAACACACTGACGTGGACGACGGCGCACCGGCCGCCGGTCGGGAAGATCTACTCGATCATCTACCCGATCCGGCCGACCTTCCGTGTGCTCGAAATGCTTCACGAGAATCGCTACTACTACAACGGCTTTCGTTTGCCGAAGAAAGTCCCGGTGCAGCTCCCACAGCAGGCTCATTGCCGGTGGGACTACCTGGCGAAGCGAGGTCACGATGTTCCACTTGAGCGCTAGGCTCGAAGACATCGGCCTCAACATCGACGAGCTGGACCTGGCCGTCAGAGAGACGATGCGCACGGCAGTGGCGCAGATCGCCACGGCGGCTCAGGCTGAATGGGTGCGGTTGGCGCAGGCACGGCTGCACTCCTTGCGCGCCGACTACATCAACGGGCTGCGCCAGGCTGAGAGCTTTGGATCAACGATTGTCGATGGTGAGCCGGTCTACACCGTGACGCTGGTCGGCAAGATGCCGAACAACTACGAGAGCGGCATGCCGCCCTTCGACATGAAGGCGGTGCGTCCTGGCTGGCTCGGTGGCAACAAGGTGCATCTGACGAAGACCGGCAAGAAGTACGTGGTGATCCCGTTTCGCCACTCGGTGTCGTCGGGCACAAACCTCGCCTATACCGGCAAGGCGGCAGCGCTCGACATGCAGACGAAGCTGAAGGCGGCGATGAGCAAGGGCGTCTCGATCCCGACCGGCTCACCGATCTCGATGTCGAAGATGCAGCGCACCTCGGCCGGCGACGTGATCCCCGGCAAGGTGGCGAAGATCCCCAACAGCACTGACGTCCACCGCTACCTTCAGGGCATGGTTCGCATTCAAGACTCACAGCCGGGCCGCACGCAGAACGGTAAGCAACGCGGTTCGTCGCAGCTACTCACCTTCCGCATCATGAGCGAGGGCTCGCCACACGACTCCTGGCAGCACCCTGGCCTCCCTGGCGTGCATCTGCTCACCGAGGTCGAGCGCTTTGTCGACCGTGAGATGACCAACATCGTCAACACCGTGTTGGGGTCACTCACATGATCAGTCCTGACGATCCGCGCCTCGTCTACCCGCAAGCGGTTCCAACACCTGACGTTATCCACGGTCTTTTCCCGACCGACTTCTTTGTCGAGAAGCTGCTCGAAGAAGGGCTTCAGTGGTTCCGCGACACGCCAACGGCGGCGCAGGAAGTCTTCGGTCATCTGCTCGCGCCACAGCTCGTCAGTCGCTACGGCCCGGGGAAGGTGAAAGAGATCGAGGACTACATCGATCAGCACGAGATCCGCATCATCCAGGCTTTCCCCGACGGTGACACGCAGATGCCGACGTTTTCGATTCAGCTCGCTGATGGCGGCGAGAATCCGGCGTTTGCCGCGCTCCACGACATGGCAGGCGACGAGAGCAGCTTTGACACGCTCGGCAACGTCGTCAGCCGCGAAGAGATCGGCTACATGCCGTTCACCGACTCAATCATGATCGGCATCCATGCCTCCGGCTCACCCGACAAGGTGAAATACCTCTACTACCTGGCCGTCTATCTGCTCTCGTCGAAGCGGCAGGAGTTTGAGGCGGCCGGCATGATGAACCTGACGTTCCGCGCGACCGACCTCTCGCGACTCAACGAGATGCTGCCGTCGAACGTCTTCTCTCGATTTGTCACGCTGACGGTCGGGACCTTTCCGAAGTTTAAGCTCGGCTCGGCGCCGATCGTCACCGGGCTCAATGTCAACGTCAAGGTGGGAGGTTAGACCATGGGAAAGGACAGGGACCGGCGTCCGTCGCGTCCAGATGGGGAAGCCGTGGTGGAGCCGACCGCTACCACTGAGGCAACGGAGGCAAAGGTCGAGGCCGGACCGGCGCTCGATGTCGAAGCGAAGATCAAACAGATCGAAGAGTCGAAGCTTTCGCCCGAGGAGAAGAAAGCCTACGTCGCGCGGCTGCGCGGCGACGTTGATGACCCGATGGCTGCGCATCGCGTCCCCTTCAGCGTGTATGCTAATATCAAGAAAATTCGTCATCACGTGAGATCGGGAATGCTGCAATACCCGCCAGCCAAGGGTGTGCAGTCGGCCACTGTCGTCGAATGGGACACCATCTTCAAAGATTTTTGATTGAAGGGAGCTGCACATGACCATCAAGGTGACATTCAACGGGGCTTCCTTCTCGAAGCCAGGCGTTTACCCGGCGGTGAAGGTCCTCAACCTCACCGGCTTTCCGCTTCAACCGACTGGCACTGTCGCCATCATCGGTGAAGCACTCGGTGGCGAGCCCGGCGTGCTCGACGTCCTTCAAGGGCCGCAGATCCAGGCGGCCAAGTCCCGCTACAAGTCGGGACCGATCGCCGATGCGCTCGGCCTGCTCGCGGCGCCGTCGAAAGACCAGCGCATCGTCAATGGCGCGTCGAAGGTGATCGTCTTCAAGACGAACAGTGGCACGCAGAGCACGAAGACTCTGGTCAACAACGCATCATCGCCGGTCGCGGTGCTGGGGCTGCTCTCGTCCAATTGGGGTGCTGATCAGAACAACACCTCGGTGCAGGTGACTGCCGGATCGATCAACGACAGCGACGCGGCTATGACTGCCACGATCAACGGACCGTGGACCTTCGTTGGCAACGAGACGCTGATCCTGAAGATGTTTGGCACGACCTACACCTACACGACGACGCTGACGGCGGGATCGCACGCGGCAGCGGCGCTGGTGACTGACCTGAACAACGTCGCCAACTGGTCCGGCAGCACGAAGCCGGTCATCGCTTCCGTCAGCGGTACGACGGTCGTGATCACGCTCGACACCACGGTCGTCGCTGGCAAGCTGGCTAACGGCTATATCTACGTCGATCCGAGCTGCACGCTTGACACGCTGGTCGGCCTGGTCGGCTCAGCACGCGGTGTGCGCGGCACCCGCTTCGTCGTTTTCAGAAATGGCACGACGACCGAAAGCGCGTTGCCGGAAATCGGCGGCCCGGCGGTGATGACGGTCAAGTATGTCGGCGCTGGCACCGCCTGCGTCCTTGCCATTCAGGACTCTCTTGGCCAACGCATCCTGACGACCACCTGTACCGGCGCCTCTGGCGACAACCTGTCCATCGTGCTCGGCAACGCCGACACCGACGGCAACATGGTCGCTGTCATGTCGGTGCAAGACCTTGTCAACCGGATCGCCGGGAACGCGGCCTACACCTGCACGACGACCTACACGAATCCGGCGATCGGCGCCACCGACCTGGACTACCACGTGTCGGCCCACATCGAGCTGGTCGCCTACGACCTGAGGCGCGACATCCAAGCCTTCGTCGATGTTTGTGCTCTTTCGCAGCTCGCCTCGGCGGCGCGGATTTCCAACATCCCGGGCACGGTCGCCTTGGCACCGACGGCGACCTTCTTCGCTGGCGGCACCGACGGCACCTCGGCCAACTCCAGCTATTCGACCGGCTTCGACGCGCTGAAGCAAATCCGCGCCAACTACGTCGTGCCGCTGATCTCGACCGACGTCGGCTCGCTGTCGGTGGACACGGTGAATGCGCTGGCTGATGCACACGCCAACTTTATGTGGGGCGCCATGGGGCGCTCACCGCGTCAGGTATGGACGTCGCGTCTCGGCTCGAAGATCCAGGTCAAGGCGGCGGCTCAGGCGCTCAATAGCGGCTATACGTCGCTGCTGGCGCAAGACGTCAAGGTCTTCAGCTTCACGCAAGGGAAGCTCGCCTTCCTCGATCCGTGGGCGACGGCATGCCTTGCGGCGGGGATGTCGGCCGGGGCTGACGTCGGGGAGCCGATCACCTTCAAGGTGGTCAACGCCAACGATCTGCGGGTACGTGACGGTTCGTGGAATCCGAAGCTCGACTTCACCGAGATGATCGACGCGGGCGTGACGATCCTGGAGCCGATGGACACCGCCGGCTTCCGCTTCGTGCTCGGTAACACGACCTATGGCCAGGATGCCAGCTTCGTCTGGAACCGGGCCAGCGTGGTCGAGTCGGCCGGCTACGTCTACTACGACCTGATGGTCAACCTTGAAGCCATCTACACTGGCGTGAAGGCGCGGACGGGCTCGGCGCAGAATATCGCTGGCACGGTGTCGTCCAGGATGGACGACTACCTCAACATCGCTCAGGTGATCGTCGGGGACGATCTCAATAAGGGGAAGGGGTTCAAGGATCTCCGCGTTGCCCTCAACGGCAACAAGGCCAGCATCGACGTGACGATCACGCCGGTGCAGGGAATCGACTTCATCCTCCCGACGATCTATCTCGCGGACATCCAGCAGTCGGCTTGAGTTTCGCTGTCGCCTAAACGAAAGGAGTGAGTCGTATGTCTACGGTGATGACAGGGGCAAAAGCGAAATTCTCGATCAACGGGACGGTGATCGCTTTCGCCTCGAACGTGTCTTACAACGAGAACATCCAATACGAGGCGATCAACGTCCTCGACCAGCTCGACGTGGAAGAGCATGCAGAGGTTGGCTACACGGTCGACATGCAGTGCCAATCCTTTCGCGTGCCGAACAAGAGCGTGAAGCAGCTCGGCATCATGAAGTCGCTGCCGCAGCTCCTCACGCAGGGGACCATGGACGCGATGATCGTCGATCCCGACGGCAACATCATCCTGCTCATGACCGGCGTGAAGATCCAGGCTCGTCAGACGACCGTCGATGCGCGCGGCGTGATGACGGAAACCTGGAGCTTCGTCGGCCTGCAAGCGAAAGACGAGTTTGACGCCACTGGCACCTAATTCGGCGCAGCGCCGCTAGAGCTACGCCGAAGCTCCCCCAGCTAAGGCTGGGTGGAACCCACCCTGATAGCCTCAGGCAACGTGTCGAGATCTGCATCCGGCAGTACGCGGAAGGGCCATGCGAGTTGGCCTTACAATTCCACCGTCGTCGGTGATTTAAGGAGAAGCTGTGAGCAAGCCTGGAGCCTCGAAAGCCCCGCCGTCCCGCCTGCCGTCGATGGAGCATTCCTTCGACATCCAAGTCACAGGTGCTGAGACGCGCGAGATCTTCATCGGCAAATTCAAGTACCGTCGCCCGAGCTGTGGCGCCCGCTCGCGTATCGCCGCCATGCGGGCCAGGTTGAACAACGACCTGACGACGCTCGATGAAGACACCTCTGACTTCAACATGGCCATCTCGCATCTGCGCTTCACCCTCGACGACTTCCCGCAGTGGTGGGCCGACGCGGCTTTCGGCATCGATCTCTACGACGCCAATGTCGTTGCGGAGATCTACAACCGTTGCATGGCGTTTGAGGAAGAGTGGAAGACGAAGGTCTATAGCGGCAACGCCACGACCGTCGTAGAGGGAGATCCGGCCAATGCGGTTAAGGAAGCCGTCGTCGCAGCTCAACCGTAGACTGCTCAACGCCGACAACCTTCACCGCATCGCCATCTCGAACCTGAATGATCACGAGCACCAGCTCAAGAAGTGGTGGCATCAGAAATACAGAGTCCCGCCGAAGCCGGTCGATGACTACACGGTAGAAGAGCTTTACGTCGAGTACCTGGAAGACTTCTACGAGCGGCACCCGGAAGAGATAGCGGCCTTTGATAAAGCTAGATCGGGCGCGGAAGAGTGGGACGGGAGCGAGAAGTTTCGCGGTGAAGATGAAGCGCTGGCTCTACTCAAGCGGGTGCGTCAGCGGCAAGGCAAGACGGTTGACCTCTCGAAATACAAAACCGAAGACGTGAGCGACGAAGAATTCGAGAAGATCGTCGCGTCGGTCGGCAAGTCGAAGCGGCCGAAGCTGAAGGTGCCGCTGCTGGGTGAAGACGAGTTTGAGGACGACTTCGGGGGCAAGGCGTGAAGCAAGCCAAGATTCAGATCGGCCTCGACATCAAACCAGCGAAGGCCGAGATCGGCAAGCTGAAGGATGTCTTCAAAGCTCTCGGCGGCGACCTTAAAGGTGTCTTCTCAAAAGACCTGCACGACCAGGTGAAGATCTTCGAGAACCTGATCGGTGGCTGCACCGACCGTTTGCACGATCTGCACAAGGCCAGCCAGCAGGCGCTCAACCCCAAGGTGATTTCCAACTACGTCGACCAGTACCGGGCGCTCAGCTCGGTGATCGCTCGCGTTGCGCGTCAGCAGCAGGCGTTTGGCAAAAGCGTCACGATCAACTACCCGCAGACCGTCGGCGGAAGCTCGGCACCATCGCCTGGCTACCAGCCGCTTCCGCAGGCGCCGCAGCCGAGCTACACCCGCCCGCCGAGAACGGGTGGGGGCGGCGGAAGTGGCGGTGGGGGCGACGAAGACGTAGGCGGCGGGGGCGGTGGCTCCAACGTTATCGGCAAGCTCGCACGTGGTGGCATGAAGGCCCTGGGTGCCATCGGCATTGGCATAGGTGTCCACGCCGCTATTGAGCGTGAGATCGAGCACTCCGAAGCCGGCATGCGCGTGCGTTCACTCACCGGCAACGGCATGGTTGAGGGACGCTCACAGTTCGGTTTCACCAGGATGGACCGCCTTCAACGCGGTGCCGGCATCGCTGCTCAGGGCGGCCGGGATATGGGCAACGGTGAGATCAGCGGGCTGGTGAATCAGTCCGAGCGGCTGGAACGCGGCTTCGGTATCAGCGGTGAAGGCTACGCCAGCGCCTACGGCTCAGCTCGGCGTGCGGGCTCAGAGAAGCCGGCTGAGAGCATCGCCAACGCCGTCGGCGACGCCGTCTCGATGAAGCTATCGGGCTCGGCGGTGGGTGAATACCTTCAGCAGATGGCGGGCTACCTCGACCAAATGTCGAAGGGCGTCAACGTCGATGAGAAGTCGCTGCGCGGTTTCGCCACCTCGCTCGGCGACATGAATTTCTTTCGTGGGCATCCCGAGCGCATCTTCGATGCGATGGGGAAGCTTGACGCGCTCTTCAAGGGCGGTGGCAACGAGTTTCAAAACTTCGGTATGTATCAGGCGACGCAGGAAGTGTCGGCGCATCATGGCCGGACATTGACGCCATCGGGTATTGCCAACCGCCGTGCCTTTGGCGCCTTCGGTGCGAGTCAGAAGACGCTTCAGGGTTTCAGAGAATCAGGGATGCCGAATCTGGCCAAAGATCTATCGGCCAGCGGTGACGAGATCATCAAGCAGTATCTCAACACTGCCTTCAAAGAAGCGACGCAGGGTGGGCGTGGTAAAGACTCTGAAGAAGCGCTTCAGATGTTTCGCGAGAAGACTGGACTTGAGGGAGATCCGGCGTCCGCCATCTACCAAAAGCTGGGCAGAGGCGACAAGCTCACTAAAAAAGAAATGAAGGAATACAAAGACGCGCAGAAGACACCCGCACAGCGGGCAGACGATGCGATGAAGACCTACGAGGGCTCGGTTGTCACCTTCAAAGAAGAAGTGGACAACATGAAAAACATCATCTCGAAAGACATGATGGACGGCGTGATCATGATGGATCACACGGTGACGAAGTTTGACGACGCCGTGAACAAATATATTTCCAAGGTGCTCGGTGTCGAAGAGAAGAATCCCTACACGCCCGGCGCTGAGGAATTCACCAAGCAAGGACTGAAGCACGGCTTCGTGCCATCGGCTGATGAAGCCGCTAATTACGCGAAGACGGAAGAAGACGCCACGCCGCTTCTTCGCGGCATCCACTCGCAGCAGTACGGCAAGCCATACGACAAGCTCGAAGACGATCAGAAGGCGAAGGTTGACCGTGACGTGCAGGATCATCTGGCGCGCTCGCGCAATGCGAACCTGCGCAAGGAAGCCGAGCACATTCAGGCGTACAAACGCTTCAAAGATATGGGCAAGGACTTTGACCCGAAGACCGACGCCGAGAAAGACGTCGCCAAAGACGCAGACGATCTCAATCCAGCCGACATGGACGCCAAGTACGACCGTCATGTGATGAGCCAGGATCGCTTTGACGCCTTTATCAACGGCACCGATGACGATCAGCAGAAGAAACCTGATCAAGCCAAGGCTCGTGGCGGCATGGTCGGCTATGCCGACGGCGGTGAATTTAAGACGACAGTCGACGATCACGTGATCAACAGCGCTGGCAGCAAGCGCATTAAAGCCTTCATCGCCAACATCGTTGACACGCTCACTGGCTCGGGGAAGGCTAAGGCTGATCCCTATGACGAGCTGGCGAAGCATGCGCATGAGGGTAATCAGGCGCTCGGGAAAGCCTTTGGCGGCCTGATCGGTTTCGCCGACGGTGGCGACGTGAAGACTACGGTTGATGACCATGCGATCAACAGCGCCGGCAATAAGCGGGTGAAGGCTTTCTTTTCAAATCTCGTCAAATCGGTCACTGGTTCCGGCGAAGCGAAGGCAGACGATCCTTACGCGAAGTTGGCCGAGCATGCCCACGAGGGTAATCAGGCGCCTGGCAAAGCCGGTGGCGGTTCCGTCGGCTTCTCGTCGATCAGAGGCATCGGGCGGGGCCGGTCCGACATGGGCACCGACACACTGATGACCGGGCTGACGCCGGGCGAGTTTGTGGTGAATGCGCGGGATGCCAGCCGCAACATGCTGGCGCTTCAGCACGCCAATGCAGGCGGCAAGATTTCGCCCTACGCGGACGGCGGTGCCGTTGGTGGCGTCGAGTCGATGATGTCGGCGCTGAGCGCCTTCCCGTCGTCGGTGAAGCTCGACAGTGGCTCCCACGAGCACGCCATGGGTGCCAATACCCAAGCCATCATGATGCTGGCGCACGCGCTGAGCGGCGGCTCAAGCGGCATGCGCGACGTGCCACGTGGACCGAGGGCCAAGTATGGTTGACTTCCCGATCAACCCCAGCTCGCTCGGCGACGGCTTCGCTGCCACCCTCAAGGGCCAGGTAACGCAGAGCGGACAGCAGCGCTCGATTCAGTCGAAGACCTCGCATGCGCGCGTCATCTACTGGCACTACGTTGAGCAGTATTTCGGCGACGCTTCCAACCTTCGCGGCCTGGCCAGCGACGACGAGATCCGTGGCGTCAAGCGCGGCGTGATTCAGGCCGAGATCGCCGCCATCTCGATCGAGAAGAGCATGAATACGCCGGCCGGGTCTTTCGAGATCACGCTGATGCCGACGGTCAACTGGAAGCAGCTCATCTCGCCTGGCGACTGGCTGGTGATCCAGATGTTTGATCAGGTGAGCGATCCGGCGGTGAGCAACACGAACGTCGTCATGTTTGGCAACGTCGACCGGATCAGCCGCTCAAAGCAGAAGGATCAGAAGACCGGGAAGACGCTGGTCCGCTACTCGGTAACTGGGCGCGACTTCGGCAAGGTGTTTGAGGACACCGACATCTTCTTCAACCCCTACGTGCCAATCACGTCGTCGAAGAGCTTGGCCGATACGCTCCTTCACCAGAAGGGCCTCTACATCGAGGGATCGCCCGACACGCTGGTGAATCAGACCGTCGATCTTTTCCTGAGCGCTGATGGTGTCGATGTCAAGACGGCCAACGCTGAAGGAACCGGTCATATCGACTCGCTCAATCAGTGGTTCATGCCTGACGAGGTGCTGAAGTTTTTTGGCGCCTCAAGCCTTGGCGGCTCATTCAACGACATCCTGATGCGCGCTGTCTGGCCGGACCTGCCGGGGCACGCCGTGCGCGTGTCACTCAGTCCCAATAGCAACGGTGCCCTCTGGGGGATTCTGGAGCGCAGCTCAAACATGGTCGTGAACGAGATCTACGTCGACCTCACGCGCACCGACAGCGGGGCGGCTCAACCGACACTGACGCTGCGCCCGCGCCCGACTTCGGTCTTCTTCAGCGACACCTCTGGCGCCCTCAACGACAACTTCTTCAACCTGCTCGATCTCGTGGCCACCGGCGACGTGGTGACGATGTTTCACCACGACATCAAATTCGACAACCTCGGCCGCGATGGTCACGCCCGCTTCAACCATATCTGGCTGCACCCGAAGATGCAGGACGCCGAGAGTGCGGTGAATCAGCTCGGCAACATCGGTGCCGATGGCGGTGTCGGCAACCCCATGCAGCTTCGCGAGTCGATCCGTCGCTACGGACTGAAGCGCAGCGAAGAGGTGGTCGACTTCATCTACAACAAAGACGGCAAGTCGCTGACGGCTTCGGTCGACGTGATAAAGAGTTTTCTTGAGCAGCGCTACGATCAGCTTGCCTTTCATCACCTCTACGAGTCTGGCACGGTCGAGACCTCGGGTACCATTCAGGCGCGGCTTGGCGTTGTCCTGAGAATCATCCCCGAGCGCTTTGATGCCACGAAGAGTGCTGCTGATAATCCGCCGACGAAGATCTTTTATGTCGAGGGCTATAAGCACGACTGGACCTTCCCTGGCCAGTGGATGACGGAGTGGACGCTCTGCTGTGGCCAGTGGGAAAGCAAAGACAAGCCCTTCATCGATCTCGACAGTGCTGATGCCGGCCAGTTCGACACCGATTTCGATGTCACCAGCCTCGTGAAGACGACGATTGACCGTGGTCCGGATGTTGACGAGTCAACCACCGTTGCCGGTGTCGACGTCAACTCGTCTCTGGCCGATAAAATTGGGGGCCTCGTCTGATGGGCTCCAACCTTCGCCGCTACTCGCCTGACGGTGGTCCGATCCCCAACAACGTCCGGGCGTCGATGCCGATGAGCGCCAACGACTCGCAGAAGTCGCAGTTTGGCGTCAAGCGCGGCTACGTGCAGAAGGCAGTTTTCGCCGACGACGACGACAACATCACCGGTCAGCTTGAATACAAGGTGGTGATTGGCGGCCAGCTTTATCCGGGTGTCCTCGATATGTCGAGCGCCGGCTCGATCTTCAACAACCACACCCGCGTTCGCCGTGGCGTCGGCCGCGACTTCACTTCTCCCGACGGGCTCGCGCAGAACACCTTCGAGGACAAGAAAGATGGCGAAGCGGTCTGGTGCCTCTTCATTAACGGTGACGGTGACGTTCCGATCATCCTTAAATCAGCGGTTCATCCGCGTGTCAGTGAAAACTCAAACTACAAAGAGCCAAGCGCTGCTGATGCCGAGTTTGAGCGCTATGAGCAAAATGGCTTCGAGTTTCTGCTCGCAAACGACGGGACGTTCACCGTCAAGATGGTTGGCCTCGCCGATCCAACGACTGGTGTCCCGACAAATCCGGACGCTGTTGGGACGGTCGCCACCTTCGCCCCCGACGGCGGCTTCACCTTCAAGAACACGACCGGCACGACCTTCAACGTCGACAACGCCGCCGATTCGATCGACCTGAAGACCGCCTATGGCGACGAGATCAAAATCTCAGCCGCCGACGGCATTGCGGCGACGACACCGGCCGGCGGCGGCACGTCCCTGACGATGAAGAGCGGTGCTGTGACGGTCACGGCCGCCAAGGACATCGCCGTCTCTTCGAGCGGCGGCAAGGTGACGCTCACCGGTGCCACGGAAGTCGACGTGGCGGACACGGCGGGCGGCAAGCTCAAGATCGCTGACGGCAAGGTCGGCCTCGGCAACGCCGCCGGTGAAGTGCTCGACATCCTGAATCAGCTCGTGACGGCGCTCTCGACCTGCACGGCTGCCGGCTTCGGCGCACCCATCAGCATTGTGGCGCAGATGACGCCGCTGCTGACGAAGCTCGGGCTGATGATGGGTGGCATATGAGCGGTCTGGTCGTGAGCGATCTAGCCAGCGCCATTCTCTCGGCGCTCGGTCCTCCGACCGACAAAGACGGCCACCCGATCTCGGTCACAACCGAGATGACCAAGTACGCTCAGGCCGTCGTCGACACGCTTCACGCTGGGATCGTCGCAAATGCCCCAGGAACGGTCGTGGCCACCGGCGCCCCTGGTGCTCCCATCACCCTCGGCGCGGCCACTGGCGGCTTGATTTCGGCCCTTCTGCCGACCACTTGGCTCGCCGACCTCACTTCGGGCTTCGCCGGTGCCGACTCCAGCCAGCTTTCAGCGGAGGCCAATGCCTCAACGACCTACCTGATGGCATCGGGGAAAGTCAGCTTCGCCGTCGGCGACATCACCGGCAACTGCACAGCGACGCCGCTCTCTGGTGGTCCGTTGGCTGCCGGTGCCGGATCGGGCGGCCTGGTCGCCGGCCTGGTCGGATCGGCGTGGGCAACGACCGTCAGCACCGGACCGCTGGCGTCGCCGGTTTACACGGCGGTCGCCGGCTACATCATGGCCAATGCCCGTTGCGCCTATGCGACGGGAAAAGTCGTGGGTGCTTTCCCACCGACGGGTGGCCCGATGACTCTCGGTGCTGGGACGGCGGGGACAATCGCATGACAGGGCGCATTCAGTAGCTTACTATCGTTTTAACATCGACAACCGAGGTGACGTGTGGGTCTTGCGGACATCGCCGCAAATGCGACGGGTGCTGTTGACGGCGTTCTAAACGCCTTCGGCGCCTCCGACACGCCGGCCTACCCCAAGGCTCTCGGCCAGTCGGTTTCCAACGTCATCATCGAAAACGACAAGAGCTGGCGCAAGTCGCTCGGCTACGTCTTCCAGGTAGTCAGGGTGCAGGACGGTGAAGTCTCGGATGCCGACGGCTGGCAAGAGTTTGTGCTTCAGATCAATCCACAGGATCTTTCTCAAGACGAGATCTTTGCGATTGAGGTGACGCCAACCTTCTCGGGTGTGCTGGTCGAGCACCAGGGCACGACGCTGAAGGACATTTCCATCAGCGGCACGACCGGCATTTCACCGCACAGGCGCGCGGGTGGCGCCTTCCCGCAGTCGGGCCGCCCGGTCTTCGCTGCTGGTCGCTCGGGCTATATGGAATTCCACGAGCTGCGCACCTACATTCGCGCCTACGTCGAGCAGAAGCGCAACGATCCTGACGCCGCCAACGATGGCGAGCTGCGGCTGGTTTGGCGCAACCTTCGTGATCACGAGGATCTGTTCGTCGAGCCCCAGCGTTTCACGATGAAGCGCTCGGCGTCAAAGCCGCTCCTTTACGACTACTCGATCAACCTGAAGGCGATTGGCATCGCCAAGCTAGTAGCCAAGGACAAGGGCTTTCTGGCATCGATCGACGGTGCAATCGAGGACATCACCGGCGCGCTTCAGGCGGTGAGCCAGGTGATCGCCGGTGCCTTCGACTTCGTCAAGCTCGTCGATGAAAACATCGAGAACACAATCCTTGGGCCGATCAACGCCATCACCCAGGGCATTCAGGCTTTCAACAACGGCAAGGCCAACCAAAAGAGCTTCGCCGCCACCGTCGCGGCGCTGAAGAAGAAGATCGACAACAACTTCGCCGCCGTCGGCGTTGGCAACGATGCGCAAAAACAGAAGGCGCTGAAGGCCGAGAAGGCGACGCAGCTTCAGGCGGCTGTGGCATCGGCACAGCAGCAGCAGTTTGCCCAGAAGACGCTCACCGCACTTCAGGTACAAAAACTCAAAGACGCCGTCGCGGTCAACATCGCCATCATCGAGGCGGCGATCGCCGCGAAGAATCAGACAGCGGCGGTGGCCTACAGCCAGCAGCAGGTACTCAACGCGCTGAAGCAAACGAAGATCGCCGCTGACAAGGCGCTCCAGACCGCCAAGCTCTTCGCTCAGAACAGCAAGGTGAAGGCCGACGTCGTGAATGCGGTCTATGCCGCATCGGCCGCCAACGCGGCAACAGCGGCAGCGGCTGGCGTCCTGGCACAGAAGAAAGCCGATCTCGTCAAGGCGCAGGCCGCTGGCGACTCGCTTGCCGCCGCCAAGGCAAAGCAGTCGATCGCCGAGATCGTCACGGCCAAGGCACAGGCGGCAGCCAAGGCGTCGGCAACGGCAGCCAGTGCCGTTTCGACTGCCACGAAGATGGCGAAGACGGTCACGATCGACGGCGGCATGACCATCCAGGCGCTCGCGGCCTTCTTCATGGGTGACCCGTCGAAGTATAAGGACATCGCCTTCTACAACGGCTTGAAGGCGCCCTATGTCGATACGACGCCGCTAGACGTGAATCCGGTGCGCATCCCGGGCGTCGCGCGTCCTGGCGACAAGTTGCTGATCCCGCAGAACGGCAGCCCGAGCACAACCTTCAACACCGTGACGAAGCCAACCGATCCGCCGATCGTCTTCAACCTTCCCATTGGCGAGCGCAAATTTGGCGTCGACTTCCAGCTCACCGACGACTTTGACCTTGCCGTATCGAATACGAACGACATCAAGCTCGTCGCCGGCAGCGCCAACATCGGCCAGCGCATCGCCGTCAAGCTGCTGCTCGATCCAGGCTCGCTCAAATACCATCAGTCGATCGGCGTTGGTCTGAAGATTGGCGAGCGTCTTCATGACGACCTCGACAAGATCATCGGCCGTATCCGCCTCTCGCTCCAGGCCGACAACGCCATTGACTCGGTAATCTTCGCCAGCGTGGCGCAAGCTGGCTCGACACTCATGGTCAACATGATTCTGAAGCTGAAGGACGTGGACGAACCGCTCACGGTCCCTGTCAAAGTCGCATAGGAGCCGTAATGGGCTTGTTCGCACCGAGAACCTTTACGGTCATCATGAAGGACATGCTGGCGACGCTCCTCGCCAACACGCCGCTGACTGACGTCAACTACGGCACGATCTGGACGACGATGCTTGAGGCGGCGGCCACCGAGGACGACGAGCAGTATTTCCAGATGCTCGAAATCATCCGGGGCTACTCGCTCGACACGGTGGAGGGCAGCGACCTTGATGCGCGGGCCGCCGAGTATTCGCTCACTCGTGTCACGGCAGCGGCGGCATCGACGACAGTGACGCTCGGCGACAGCGCCTTCGTCAAGGTTGTGACGAACGTCTACGCGGGCCTGCCGGGCGCACTGGCCGGCTCCATGGCGATCAATGGCGACGTGGCCACCGGCTTCCCCGCCTCCGGATCGGTGATCTTGGGACGCGGCACGACGAACGTCGAGAAGGTCCCCTACGCCTCGGTCACGCAGTTTGCCAACTACGTCACCTTCAACCTCTCGGCAGCGACGGCCAAGGACCACGGCACCAGTGAGACGATCATTCTGGCGAAAGCTGGCGACCGGGTGATCTCATCCGGCTCGATCGTCAAGGTGCCAGCCTCCGACACCAGCCCTGAGGTGCAGTACACGCTCGACGTCTCGGGGACGATCCTTGATGGCGAGACGCAGGCGACCGGTATCGACGTCACCTGCAATCAGGTGGGCAGCGTCGGCAACGTGCCGATCGGTGCCATTCAAGCCTTCCAGTCAAAGCCGTTTGCGACGGCCACCGTTTCCAACCCGCAGAAGGTGACGAACGGTCTCGACGACGAGTCGGACCAGGACCTCCGGGACCGGATCAAAAACACGATTCAGTCGCTCTCGCGCGGCACCGGCACGTCGATTATCAATGGTGTTCTTGGCCTGACGTCTTCCGAAGACAATAAGCGCGTGGTGTCCGTGACGCTGCGCGACACGACGACACCGGGCGACGTGGTCAAGCTCTTCGTCGATGACGGCACCGGTTTCATCCCAAGCTTCCTCGATATCGGCGTCGAGACGGTCGTGACGCTGGCAACCGGCGGTGAGCAGTATCTCAACGTCGCCAACTTCCCGCTCGTCAAAGCCTTCGTCGAAACGCAGAACAGCTACCCCTTCAACATCGCCAACAACGCCACGCTGTTTGTCACAGTCAACGGCGTGACCGAGACGATCACCTTCGTCAACTCCGACTTCGCCTCCCCTGGTGCCGCCACGGCGCAAGAGGTGTTGATCAAGATCAACGCCGTCGCCGTCAGCTTCGAGGCGCGGGTGTCGTCGGGCGGCTCGAAGGTGCGCATCTTCTCCCGGACGTCAAACGACGAAGAGATCCAGGTGACGGGCGGCACGGCCAACTCCGGCCTGGCCTTCCAGACGGATCAGAAATTCACCGCCAAGCTTTACCTGCTGAGAGCTGGCGTTTTGTCGCTGCTCTCAAAGGATGGGCGCACGGCCGCCATCGAGTCGGGCGCCACGCAGACCTACGACCTGTCGAGCGGGCTTCTGCACCTCTCGCTGGCGGTCGACGGCCGCTACACGAACCTTCAGAAGGTGTGGTTTGATCCGGCGACTTTCATTTCGCCCACAGCGGTCACGGCCGACATCATCGCCGCAGCGGTGAATGCCCAGGCGGCGGGCGTCAACGCCAACCTGTCGTCAAGTAGCACCCGTCTCACCGTGTCGTCGAAGACGGAGCGCTCAGCGATCTCGAAGGTGCGGATCGTCTCGACCTTCACGAACGTCTTCAACACCGAGGGCGGTGTGCTCGTCGATCGGACGACGGAGGCGAAGACCAGCGCCAACGTGCAGATGTTTGGCGCCAACCTCGCCTACCTCTACCTTGGGCACACCGACGTGCCATTCGACTCGGTCTACGCCAAGCTGTCGACGGCCGCCTCAAACGACATCGGTGCGCACTTCGAGTATTGGAACGGCACGGCGTGGACAGCGGTCGGTGTCGACGACGGTACCCTTGGCTTCACGCAGAGCGGCAACATTCTCTTCCAGGCGCCGTTCCGCTGGCGGAAGACGACGGTGCAGAGCGTCACGGCCTACTGGTTCCGCATCCAGCGCACGACGTCCGTGGTCACGGTGCCACCGGTCGAGAGCTACGTCATGGTGTGCGGCGCCAACCTCGCCTTTCAGTTTGGCGAGACCGAGGTGGCCGGCGCCAACAACGACTACACGATGAACCGCTTCAACGGCCAGATCGAGCTGGAAACCCCGCTCATCGCTGGTGACGTGGTGACGCTCGGCAGCTTCAGCACGCGCCCCTACGTCGTCAGCGGACCAGGAAACTGGTCCACCCTGCCGACAGCGGTGCTGACACTGATTGTCGACGGCGTGACCGAGACGATCACCTTTGCCAGCGGCGACTTCGTCATCCCGACGTCGGCCATGCCGACCGAGGTGGCAGCGGCGATCAACGCCCGGGTGCCGGGTGTGACGGCGACGACGGCGGTGAATGGCACGGCGGTGCAGATCCAGGTCAACCGGATGAACGGCGGCACGCTCCAGATCGTCGCCGGTGGCGCCAACACGGCGCTCAACTTCTCAACGAGCCTAGCCACAGGCTTCACCTCGCATGTGCCAGCCATTGAATCGTCTCAAGGTCCATGGTCGTTTGCTCCGTCAAGCAATCTCATCATTGTGGTGGACGGTAATTTTGCAGCTTCATTTAACGTCCCGATCTTCAAAGAGAGCGTTCTTACTGCGGCTACTAGCACAACTGTTCTTGTAGACTCGTCGCTCTCGGCGACCTTCCCGACAGACGGACAGATCGCCGGCTTTGACCTCTACGTGGAAAACGGCACGCAGGTGGCGCAGCGCCTACAGATCGCCAGCTACGTCGCAGCCTCGGGCACGGTGACGCTGACTTCAGCCCTTCCGGGGCTTCCGGCCATCGGCGACAAGTATCAGGTGATCCCGAAGAGCACGGCTGAGCTGGTCGCCTTCCTGCAAAATAAGCAGGTGACACTGCTGACGACGCAGGTCGAAGTCCGCGCCTCAGACGCTGGACGCCGGGTGCAGCTTGCTTCCCTCAACGCCGGTGAGACGGCGGCGATCGAGGTGTCGGGTGGCACGGCGAACACGCAGCTCGTCTTCCCGCTGACGGCCAGCGGCACCGACGGCTACCGCTACTTCACCGGGCTCCTTCAGCAGGTCCAGTGGACAGTCGACGGGCTGGCTACCGATCAGGCGACCTACCCGGGCCTAAGAGCCGCTGGCGTGCAGGTCGAGGGCCTGGAAGCCGTGACGATCCCGGTGGCGATAGCCGTGACGATCACGACACAGCAGGGCGTGGCGCTCACCAGCATCGTCAGCAGCATCAAGTCGGCGATCTCGAACTACATCAACCGCCTGAGAGTCGGCGACGACGTCATCCTCTCTGAGGTCACAGTCCAGGTCAAAGGCGTCAGTGGCGTCTTCGATGCGCAGATCACTTCGCCAACGGCCAACATCGCCATTGCCGACAACGAGCAGGCAAGGATCGCCGATAGCGCGATGTCGGTGGTCTGATGGCACTGACGAAGCTTTCCAAGATGATCAGGTTCGTGCCGTCACTCTATCGGCCGGACGTCAACCCAATGGTGCGGGGTCTACTCAATTCATGGGCGACCGAAGACGACGCCATCGTGCAGTCGGCGCAGAATGCCAAAGAGCAGATCTTTGTCCAGACGGCGCAACTTGAATTCTTAGACGCTCTCGGCTCCAACGTCGGCGTCTTCCGCCCGACGGCCTTCAACCTCTCAGACGATCTCTTTCGCCAACTGATCCCGGCCCTGTCGTTTGCGCCAAAGCAGGTGATCCCGACGATCCGTCGCGTGCTTGCCGTCTTCTTCGGTGTCAACAATCCGCGCGTGCTGATTCACGAGATCCGGCCAAACCAGATCGAGATTCAGATCCCGTCGTCAGTGCCGTCGCTGAGGCGGAACCTGGCCGGCAGCCACCACTTCCACAACTACTCGGGCACGCTCACCTCGGTCGATCTCGTGCTCGCGGAGGCTGTCGTCACCCTCGACGGCACGACCAAGGTGCTGAAGGTCGACGAGCTAAAGGGAGCGATCTTTGGTCAAGGCGGCCTGGCGCGCTATATCGTCTCTAATACGGCGGGCTCTGCGGGCGTCACTCTACAGTTTGGGGCTGGTACGGATCTCTCGGCCTACACGGTCGGCGGGCGCTTCAACTGCGCCGTCCCTGGCTACCCGGGCTCATTCATCCCAGACCCGACAGCATCCTTCTCCCTCACGCAGCAGCGTGGAGTCCTTGGCCAGACGATCACGGCGGGGGCGATCATCCCGACGTTGACGATGCAGGACGCCAGCAGCATCCCGGACGCCACCGGCCTTCTCGTCTTCAATTTCGGCACGATGAACGAGGAAGCGCTGATCAAGTATTTCGGCCGCCCGAACAACACAACGCTCTTCCTCGATCCGACCTACACCTTCACGAAGAACCACGTCTCTGGCGAGCTGGTGAACGTGATCGTCACGCCGTACCGGCTGCCGCGCACAAGCGGTGCCGACTTCTCCGTCTATCTCGTTGGCATCACGGCGGCTCGCCTTCTGGCACAGCAGATCGTTGAGTCGATCACGGCGGCTGGCATCGTTATCAACTGGAATATCGTCGGTCCTGTGATCGACTGCTGAAACTGGGGTGAGGTGGTAAATGCAAAAGACACAGCGTTTCGTTGCCGATCAAAGACTGGACCTGCCGCAGTACGAATCCATGATGGCGCTGATCTCGGCTGAGTTTCAGGCGTACAACAAAGCCTTCATCTCACCGACGAACCTCGTGGTGAAGGGCTGGGCAATCGAGTCAGCCGGCGGCCTGACGGTGCGCGTCAACACCGGCAGCGACTCCCTGCTCTTCAACTCCGAGCGCGTCGGCTTCGAGCTGATCCAGTACCGTGCCGCTGGCATGGCGGCGCTCCAGGTCTCGCTCCAGGACAACTCGACAAACTATGTCGAAGTCGAGATGTCGGAGGTGACGACCGGCAACGACAGCGTCGCCATCTGGGATTCAACCGCCAACAGCGGCTTGGGCGCCGAGTTTATCCAGAATTCCGACACGGTCACGTGCGAAGAAGCGACGCTGATCGCCAACACGATCTCGTTCTCTGTTGGCCAGCCGCAGCGGCTACCGCTGGCGATCGTCGTCACCTCAGGCGGTGCCGTCGTCTCGGTGACGCCAGCCGTCAATTACTACTACCATCTGGCGACCGACTGGAGCTTCGGCAGCCCGCGCACCGACACGACGATCGGCTCGATGAAGAGCAACGACGATGCGCTGAAGACCTGCATCAAAGAGATGAAGGGCACAACCAACTGGTTTGACAATCAGGGCATCACGCCGTTGAATCTGCTGGAGCGCTTCAACTACCTCTTCACCGACGGCGGCCTGATCTCGTGGAACATGCCGAAGGGCGCCACCGGCTCGCTCACGGCCGTTGCCTCTGATCCGAACACCAGCATCAAGAACAGCGACACGCTGACGATCAGCGACGGCACGACGGCGGTCACCTTCGTCTTCAAGACCGATGGCTCAACGCCAGCGTACGTGATCACGGTGCCGGTGAATGGGACGCCAAGCCAGGTCAAGGCGGCGATCATCTCGGCCGTCAACGCTGCCGGCTTCAACGTCACGGCCTCGGCGGGCTCGGGAAACCGGATCGTCCTGACAAACAGCGTCGCCGGCACGGCCGGCAACGTCACGGTCACGCAGTCGATCTCAAACAGCGCCACGCTGTCGCCGACGGGCATGATGGGCGGCCTCTCAGCCTCGGCGCTCACGTGGTCCGCCGACCTTCACATCGTCGCCCCTGGACGCGCCTTCGCCTACACGATCACGGCGCAGTCGATTGCGCCGGCTGACGGCCAGGTGGCCTACGTGACCCTGCCGGCCGAGGGAACGACGCCTGGCGGCCCATTGGCGGTCACGCTGGTGGCATCCAGCTCGTACCTGATCGATCCGCTGCACACGCGGAACTACATCATCGCCTACTGCTCGGGCAGCCAGGTCTATTTCGGCAACGGCTGGCAGTCGATGGAAATCAACGATGGAGAGCAGGTCAAGCTCGGCGACGGCGTGCCGACCGAGATGCTCGCAGCACTCGGCCTGCCAAATGAATTCACCTCCATCCCGCCCTGGCAGTCCAACTACTGGGTGACGCCGACCGCCGACATGACGACGGCCATCGGTGAGCTGGACCAGATTGCCGAAGCCGTTTGGAATATGGTGACCGGCAAGGTCTACGACGAGACGCTGGTGAGCGACGGCTCCGGCACCTATGCCGCGAATGCCTTCGTGACGTTGCCGGCTCCCTTCGGTGTTGGTGCGGCGCAGACCTATCAGACCGGCTACCATCAGCTCGAAGTCTTCTTTAACGGCCGCAAGGCTCAGCTTGGCGCCGGCAACGACTGGCTGGAGTCGGCCAATGTCGGTGCTGGCATCGGCAATCAGATCCAGCTCCTCGTACCTTTGCCAAACACCGTGAAGCTCACCTTCCGCATTCAGACGGGCGGCGGGCAGACGGGCTCGGTGGCGACGGCTTCTCCCAACATCTACGACGAAGGCTCGCTGGTCGTCTCGCTCGCGGGCGTGATCAACTTCCAGGGCGCAGCGGTCACGGTGAGCCAGCCGTCGGCTAATCAGGCGAACGTCAAGATCCAGTATCCGCGCGAGCTGGCGAAGCTGCACAAGAACGGCACCGTCGCTTCGATCCCAGCCTTCACCGTCGTCGCTTGGCAGGACGATGGGACGGTGGCACCGGCGGAAGCCAACATCAGCAGCCTGACTGATCTGGCCGGTATCACCGCCGGCATCATCGCTGTCGGTCAATTTGGGACGGTGATCAAACTCGGCAACGTCCCCGGCGCTCTCGCCAGCCTGGGAGCCGTGCCTGGCGCCCCGGTCTACCTTTCTGACACCGCTGGCGTGCTTTCCCTAACCCCGCCCCCCGGATTGACCGACGCACTCATCAGGCTCGGGAGGGCGGAACCGGCAGACGGCGTTGCCTCGGCGACGGCGAACGACCTGTGGCTGCAACCTGAAATCCTTGCCGGAGCGTGAAGCATGACAGTCCGCAAATTTGTCGTCATCGTCGGCGGCAAGAACACGCAGATCCAAAGCGATCAGGAAACCGTCACCTTCCAGGGTTTGACCGTCGGCACACGCGCGCTCACCGATGCCGGCAGTGGCGTCCTCGACACCGGCGGCTCGCAGGTCAACCTGGCGGACGGTACTAGTGCCGGACAAGCCGCGAGCAAGGGCCAGCTCGATGCACAGAATGCTTCGCTCTCGGCATCCATCACGGCGGCGACGACCAGCCTTCAGGGCCAGATCAACACACTCGACTCGCAGATGGCTACGGCGATCACCGAGGACGCGAATCAGGACGCCGAAATATCGACGCTCACGACCGACATCACGGCCATCCTGGCCAATACACCGCAGGAGCAGTTTTGGTTCGGCGACGGCGTGACGCAGGACTTCACGCTGACGTCCTTCACCATCAGCGCCTCCAACTCAGTCCGCGACTTCGAGATCTTCCAGGGCGGCCGTCGCATGACGCAAGACCCGACGGCCAGCGACGCACAGGATTTTCAGAAGACCGGCACGACGACCTTTCACATGACGGTCGCGCCTCCCAGCGGCCAGCGGCTCACCGCCTGGAAACAGGGAACCAGCTCTGGCTCGTCCGGCATCAGCTCAACCGACACCTCGGTCAAGCAATCAAAGAACACGACGGGCGCCACGATCAACGTTGGCACGCCGGTCGAGAAGCTGGCCACCGGCGGCATTCAGCCAGCCATGGCGACCAGCACCAATGAGTTTATCGGCATCACGCTCGACACAATCGCCGCCGGCACCTTTGGCCGCGTGAAGCTGATCGGTGAGAATATCGTCGGTGCCGTGAGCGGTCTCGGCTTCACCTCTGGTCAGGAGATCTTTCTCGCCGCCTCTGGTGGCTATACGAACGACTCAACCACGATCCCTGGTGGTGATGCGATCTGGCGCGTCGGTGTTGCCGACTGCGCCGACAGTGCTTTTACCAGCACGGCGACAGACCTGATCATGTTCGCTACTCCAGTATTGAGGTGACCATGCCGAGGAAGGTCGAAAAGGTTGAGGTAAAGATCTTGAACAGCGAAGAAGAGCTGAGATCAATTCCCAACATTATCCCTATTTGTGAGGACTTGGAAAAGCTCACCCGCAGCTTTCGTCAAGGTGCGGCTAAACTATCCGAGAAACATGGCGTCATCATCGAAGTTGATTCGGCTTTCAAGATCCAATCCAAGAATTTAGAGGAGTAGCGCATGTCCAACGTAGCTAAGAATTACGTCACATACTCGGGTGGTGGTTTTCACAACACCACCACGTCGAACGACAGCGTGTTGTTCGCCAACGTCGGCGCGACAACGATCACGATCGGCCTGGTGGTCCTGTCGATCATCAGCTCCAAGCTCGACTTCGCCGGCACTGTGCTGACGAACCTCGGCGCCCCGACCGCCAGCTCTGACGCGGCGACAAAGACCTACACCGACACCGCCGACAACCTTCGCGTGCTGAAGGCTGGCGACACGCTCACCGGCAGCTTGACCTTCACCTCCGGCACGGTCACTGGCCTGCCGGCGCCTTCTGCCGCCAGCGACGCGGTACCGAAGTCCTATGCCGATGCCATCATGGTCGCCGCCCGCATTCAGGAGAACGTGCGCGTCGCCACCACTGGCGCCAACATCAACCTGGCGTCCGCACCGACAACCATCGACGGCGTGACGCTGGCGGCCGGCGACCGCGTCCTCGTCAAAGACCAGACCTCTTCGCTCGCCAACGGCATCTACGACTTCAACGGCGCCGCAGCGGCGATGACCAGGGACGCGAGTCTCAACAACACGCCCGGCAACGACATCTATAACGGTGTCCTCGTTCCTCAGGTCGAATCCGGTACGGTCAACGCCGGCAAGGCGTTTGTCATCAGCTCGGTTGGTACGGGCACCGGCGGTGCTCACGTCATCGGCACCGACAACATCAACTGGACGCAGTTTGCGACTCCGGCCAACTATACGGCCGGCGCTGGTATCTGGTTCAACGGCTCGGCGGTCACCGCCAATCCGGACGGCGTCACCCTTGATGCCAGCGGCGCCACCGCCAACGGCTCGGCGACACTCGAAGTCAAGACGGGTGGCATCGGCACCACCCAACTGGCGGATTTGTCCGTCACCACGGCGAAGATCGCTGCGCAGGCGGTCACGTCCGCTCAGCTCGGCGCGGTCACCGGTGCTGGCCTCTCTGGCGGCGCTGGCTCGGTCATCACGGTCAACGTCGACGGCGTCACCCTCGACACCGCTGGCGCGGGTAGCTCGCTCGAAGTCAAGGCTCTTGGTGTCGGCACCGCTCAATTGGCGGCGCAAGCGGTCACGGCCGCCAAGCTCGGCGCCGTCGCCGGCAGCGGCCTCACTGGCGGCCTCGGCGCCAACATTGCCGTCAGCGGCGGCGACGGCATCACTGTCAGCGCTTCGGTCGCGGTCAACTATTCCGAGACGCTGACCAACGACAACGCTGGTTCGGTCACTGCCGGACAGCTCGTCTATCTGAAGAGCAACGGTCACGTCGATCTGGCGACGGCAGTGGTCGCTGGCCCTGACACCCAGCTCATGGTCGTCCTGTCTGGCACGGTGGCCACCACGGCTTCTGGCTCTTTCTACGCCCGTCCTGGTGCCCGGATGACCGGTTTCACCTCCCTGACGCCCGGCAAGAAGGTTTACGCGCACAACTCGACCGCCGGCAGCTACACGCAAGACGACACGACCATCGCCAGTGGCAACTATGTCCACTCGATCGGCCGTGCCATCAGCGCCACCGACGTGATCTACAACCCGCAGTTCATTGTCCAAGCCTAATTTCCCGTAGCCAGGGGCTTCACGGCCCCTGGCTTTAGCTGTTGAGAGGGTGGGATATGCCGGCAGCGACGGGAAACGTGATCATCTACGACACCGGGACAAGGGGCTTCCGCAACAGCGGGCGCACCGGCTTGCAGGTTGATCAGGACTACGACACCGGCGCCGGCCAAACGGCCTTCGTGACGACGCAGGCATTTACCGCCACGAGCCTGATCGACGTTTACCAAAATGGTCGACTTCTCCGCGAAGGCTCGGGCAACGACTACACGCGGACTCCAGGGACTTCAACGATCACACTTGGCACTTCGGCGGTTAGCGCTTGGGTGAGAGTGCGGGTCTGGACGTGATATGATTCTTCTACGCCAAGCACACCAGGAGTGGACAAATGCCGCAGACTAAAGGTCAGGCCAGCGAAGAGATCAACCTTGCCGCGTTGACGGTCCTTGGCCAGGCTGCGAGCACGACGCTTGATCAGGTGCTTGCCAACATTGACAAACAGTTCGATACGCCGATCCGGCTCTTCGCATCCGCGACTCCTGATGTTTTCCTCAACTTGCAAGCGTCATCGATGACGGTGGCCGACGGCACCACCCGCGTCTCGGCGCCGATCAACGGCGTTGGCCCGGCGGCATTCACCGCCTCGAAGATCCACATGGGGACGGGCGCTGTGACTGGCGCCGGCACGATCACGCTGGCTGGCGCCACCTTCGCCACCGGCTTTGCCGCTCTGACGAAGACGAACAGCCAGTTTCGCCGCTTCGTCTTCTGTCAGCAGCAAGGTGGCTCGGTCGCCGCTGTCGCATCTGCTGAAGCCGCCTCAGTGGGCGCGCTCACCGATTACGGTTCGCTCGCGGCGCAAGCTGGTGGCGTCTACCTCGGGCACTTGGATGCCCAGTGGGTGACCGCCTCCACGCAGTATCAAACCTCTGGCGCCACGCTGGTCATCCAACCGGCCGGAATATCGCGCCCAGGGGCCGCAGGCGGTGGTGGTGGGGCCTCGGCACCTCTCGTCCTGCAAAGCGCAGCCACGCCGAACGTGACGATCGTGGGGGGCATCCTGCCGCTGGCCGACGGTCGACTTCTGTCCACCTGGGACGGCGCCGGCACCGACACGGCCAACTATGGCAAGACGCTCACCTTCAGCGCGACGTCAATTCAGGCGCCGGCAGCGAGCACGCTCTACCACTTCTATATCGACCTCGACACGCTCGGGACCGTGCAAACGATCGCCACAGGCGTGGACGCTGGCCTTCAGGTCTATCAGATCATCTCTTCCAACATTGTCGTCTCAACCACCGGACCAGCGGCGATCAACCGTACCCGCTACGTGTGGATGGGCGAGATCACCACGACTTCGGGATCGGCCTGGTCGGGCACCGGTGCAACATTGATCGCCGCGAGCCGAATGGAGGGGCTCAACAATCCCGCCGCCGTCAGCCCGGTCGTCTACCGCCTGGGCAAGCAGCTCATCAGCGCGCCTGGCACGGCCGGCCAGATCGCCGCTGGCCATATCTTGTCGGCCAAGAGTTGGCCGACAGGGATGACCCAGGCTACCCAGGTGTCGTGGTTCAACCTGGCGGCCAACGCCAACGACGGGTCTGCCGGCGCTCGTAATCTAACCAACAATGCCTCGACGCCCTTTACGGGAACGAACATCTTCGCGACAGGCAACGCTGCTGCACTTCTGACGGCAGCGAGCAGCCAGTGGTTCAGCTCGACCAACGTGTTTTTCAACCCGGCAACAGGCACCAGCTTCTCAGCGGGCGGCTGGTTCTATGCGCCAAGCTGGAGCGGAGTGGTTGCCTCTTCTCTACTTGGCCAGTGGCCCAGCAACGCCGATCGTGGTTGGAATATTCAGCCAAGTGGCACCGCCATTGCTTTTCAAATGGCCTCAACACCGACTGGCGGCGAAGGCAACCAGATAGTCACGATTCCGGCGGCGGGTGGGTGGCACCATTTTGTCATCCAATACGACGCCGTCAACTTGGTCATGAATTGCTTCATCGACGGCAAACTCGTCGCCACGCAAGCACTGGCCAGTGTCCGTGCCACGACGGGCCAGACTTTCGGTGTCGGCTTTACGGGCAACGCCGGCTACTTCGGTGGCACGGTCGAAGACGTGTTCATGGTGAACGGCTACAACCTGTCGCCTACCGACATCCAAAAGATTTACAGCTACCGCCTCGACCACTTGGCCAACGTCGCCACCAAGAACCAGAAGTGGTTCGGCAACATCTACACCGACACCGATCTGGTGAAGCACCTGCCGCTCTCTGGCCCTGGCAGCGCGCTGATCGACATCAGCGACAGCAACAGCGCCTTCTTCGACTTCTCCCAGTACAACGGCACGCTTGATTCGATTGAGCTGGAACTGGACGATGGCGGTCTATCGCCGACCGTCGTGACGCCTGTCCCCCCGTTCGACACGACCTATACGGCGGCCGTGCCTGGTACGATCGCCCATGGTCAGCCCGACATTCCCGACGTCGTGATCCTGATGGAGACGGGCACGGCCAATACCTGGGATCAGATGCCGAACAACGGCTATGTGACCGTGGATGCCACCAACATCTACACCGACTTCTCGACGCTCAACCCGGCGGTCGGGGCGCAGCCCAACCGTCTGCGGCTGATCGCCAGGCCAGCGCGTCTTGCGAGCGTTGGCGTTCCTGACGCCAACACGGCGCGTACCGGAAGCGTGACGACTTCTCGCCAGAGCTTTGCAGGCGTGAAGGTGGCGACGGGCGGCCTGTCGTCGGCGGCCAACGTCAGAGCCTCTGCTGGCTCTGGAACCGACACGCTGACGGATGCCGACAACCGCGAGCAGATCTTCAACCTGTCGGCAGCACGCACGGTCGTCTTGCCGTCGACCGGGGTGGTGGCTGGAGAGTATTGGTTCTTCGAGAACCTCGGGGCCTTCGACCTGAAGGTCCAGGCCTCTGGCGGCTCTGCGCTAACGGTGGCCAACGGCGCCAACCAGGATGCGACCATCAGAGTCGGCTTTGTGGTGCTGCGGGCTCTAGTTACAACGCCGACGACCCCGGCCAACTGGAGCGTTGTCAACGTCTACGAGCAAGGGTCTCTTGGCTCCCTTACTTTTACGGCCAACGTGAGCCTTAATACGGGCACCGGCACCCCGACCTTTAGTCGTAACAACAACGTTGTGACCTGGCTGCTGCCGGTCATAGCGGTCACGACGACGACCTCGGACGGGGTGCTGACATCGAGCAGCAGCATCCCAACACGACTTTGCCCGGCTGCTGATACCTACTGTGCTCTAAGCGTGATGAATAGCGGTGGAGTAGTCCAGACCACGCCGGGTTGCGCCCGTGTCAGGAGCACGCAGCTATTTAGCATCTACAGAGATGTCGGGACTTCAACCACATATACAGCGGGAACATCAGGTCCTAGCGGCATCAACGCTATCGCCTACAACATATCTTAAGGGGTGCCCATGAAACGCCTACTCTGCCTCCTACTCCTCCTCCCGACGCTGGCGCTCGCCGACGCCGTGGACAGCTTCACCTGGAACCCGCTGCTCAAGCAGTTCCAGGCGGTGACGCACGCTAATGGAACGAAGCCGATACCCGCATTTACCGAATGGACAACCGTCCCTTACTCGTCTGGAAATTTCACGACAGACGCAGGCACTTGGACAGTTTCTTCGGCGAACCAAACAACCTACCAATACATGATTATTGGTAAGACCATGTTTCTTGACGTGGCGTTGGACCTGACCAGCGTTTCTACCGGGGTGAACCAACTGAGAGTCGCCATACCCGGCGGCAAAACAGCGCAGATAAAAACTGCGAACGTGACTCTTTTATATGACAACTCCAACACATCAGCAGTAACTGCTCAGTGGTTCGTTGTCGCAAACCAGGCTTATGTCACTGTTCAGGAGATAAATAGTTCATCAAATTTCGCTGCGTCAACGAGTAACACTTTTCTTCGACTAAACATCAGCTTCCCGATTAATTGAGGTCCACCATGAAACGCATCCTGCTCGCCCTCTCCATGGTGCTCTTCGCCTCTGCCGCCCAGGCGGTGGACAACCCGCTGACGTGTACGGGGGCGAGCTGCAAGGTGGTGTTAGCTCCGCGAACCAGTGGTGGGACAGCCACCACCGTTATGACTGCCTCGACATCGGCGGTGACGGTCGCCGCAGGCGTCAACGTCGGACTCGGGACATCGAGCCCGAACAACTATGCCGGCTACGCCAACCTGGCGATCAACGGATCGACCGGCGGCAACATCGACTATATGGCCGGAGGTGTCCTTCAGGCCGAGCTTGCAGCTACCACTGGCAGTATGACGATGGCTACGAACACCGCCATCCCGCTCATCTTCCAGACCAACAACAGCGAAGCTATGCGCATCCTCAGTGGTGGCAAGGTCGGCATTGGCATGACTGCACCTCTCATGCCCCTCACGGTGAGGAACACTTCGGCTGGTCCGGCGACTTCCGGAACCACACCAAATGGGATGTTTCGGATCGACTCGGGCAATAACAGCAATGTCATGGATATGGGCGATTATGGTACGGCCCCATTCGGCTCTTGGATTCAGGTCACTGATCGAACCAACCTTGCCAGCACCTACCCGCTTACCCTCCAACCGAACGGTGGTAGCGTTGGTATCGGGTCAGCCAACCCCAGCTACACTCTCGACGTCAACGGCTATGCCAGGGCATCGTCTGGTTTGATCGGATCAGGGACCTCGGCCTCTGCCTGTGCTGGCTGCATTGGCGAAGTCTTGACCGCATCAGTCCTACAGCAGTCCGAGACTGGCTATGCCACGGGCACGGTGGCAAACATCACCACCATTACGTTGACGGCTGGTGATTGGGATGTTCGTGGAAACTGCCACTACGATGGAGCGGCCGGTGGCCAGACCCTAACCTACTTACTGTGCGCGGTGAGCACCACGTCCGCCACGGAGCCGTCCTACTCTTTGACAGCCGGCGCTCCGTTTGGAAGCCAATATACGGGCATATACCGCCCGTACACTGCTGTCGCCGACATCGCCCACGACATCAATATTCCCTCCTATCAGGTCCTTGTCGCCAATGGCAGCACGCAGCAACTCTGGTTGGTCGAGCAGGTCAACTCCAGCTCTACGGCTTATTACAGCGGCTACCTTCAAGCTCGGCGTATGCACTAAAAGGAGGACTACACCTATGCGCCTGCTCCTCGCCTTCGTCCTGATCTCGGTCACCCAAGGCTGTGTCACCACGGGCACGACGCCTGACACCCAGACCGAAGACGCCCCACGACACATCAGCCCGGCTGAAGACCACATGGTCGAATAATTCACACGGCCGACGCTGGCCTTAAAGAAAGGATGCGACATGCTCGGAGTTTATGTTTTGAACGCGGCCAGTCAGATGATCTTCATGGACATCATCGAAAACAGCGCGCCTTCGCCTGGCGGCGGTGCGCTCACCTATCCGCTTCAGAGCACGGTGAAGCCGAACCCGTCGGCGGAAGTGCAGGAGTGGCTGAAGACAAATCCGGGACCGCACAACCTCTGGTATATCGGCACCGATGGCCTGATCCATGACCGTGATCTCAGCGACATTCAGGGCATCGCCACCGTCACCTGGACGGACGCAGAAGCGGTAAATCAAGAGATGGATCATAACGACGATGCCGTTGTTGCTGGAAGCGGCACCGGCCGCTGATCTCGCACACGGATGGCGAGATGTTGCGGGCTGGCGCGGTGCAGCCCGCATCTCATTTAACTCACAGGGAGGTGTTATGAAGCGTCTTGTCGTCGCGCTCTTCGCGCTCACGTCCGCGTGCTCGTACTTCAAGAAGGACATCCAACCAAAAGAGCCGGTGGCTCCAGCATCCACAACGCAGTCGGCGCTTAAGGCTAAGCGTGACCTCTACATTGCTCAACAGCCAAAGGCGATGGACTCGATCGGTTGGCCCGTCGAAAGCAAGTGCGACGGTCTGCTCTTCTGCTCACTCGATGCCACCGGTGGCGGTGCGTGCAATCCTTTGCTCGCTGAGAAGGGAGCCGGTCATTGGCTGCGTCATCCCGACGGCTCCTGTTACCCTTGCCCAGGCGGCTCGTGCTCGGAGAATTCCAAGGATCAATTTCTTGGGCTCATGCCGTACCTCTTCGTGAAGAAGCCAGCGACAGCGCTTCAAGAAGCCGAAGCTATCGCCGCCTACGGTGAAGCCAACTCCTGGTATATGGGCGCGGCCTCCGATGAGTCAAAGAAGCTTTCCAATGAGCTATTCCTCCCGCCCTTCCGCGCCACGGTCTATGAGCTGGTGGCACAGCTCGGTGGGCCAAACAACGATCAACGGCTGATCCCGCAAGTTTGGATTCCTACCGCTACCGGCTACGAGCGCCATCTTCAGGTACTTCACATCGTGCTTCGCGGCATCATGCAGAACGGCATCGACGCGCTGGAGCTGGACTACCTGGAGTCGTGCGCCGAGAAGGAGCCGAACAACGCGCTCTATGTCGCCGCCTATCACCGCTTCAAAGACGGCGATCAGTCGGCTGCCGCTGCGCTGCTCGGCGACACGTCAAAATTTCCTGACGACGGTCTGCCGACGTCGGCCAACTACTGCACCGATTATCTCTACCAGCGCGACGAGACGGTGATCTCGCTGGCGCTGAAGAAGTGCCAGGCGACACCGGGACAGGACTGCGCCGCTTTCGAGCTGACGCCGAATCCCGACTGGCTGCCGTGCCCGGACAAGGCCGCGACGCATGCCGGCATCGACTTCATCTTCACCGTTTGGATGATGGGTCTCTGATGCTTTGGCTCAAAGAATGGGGCGGCTTGATCGCCGCCATGGTTAGCGGCTTCTGGACGATCGTCAGTGTCTTTGCGGCCTACCACCTGAGGGTGGACGCCAAGGAAAAGAAAGACACGATCGACCTGATCCAGCGGCTTTCCACAAACCTCGATACGGTTCGTACCGCTCTAACTTCATTCAAAGAAGACATCGCTCGCGAGAATCGCAATCTGGCGGTCGAGCTAAAGCAGGTGGCAGAACGTGCCGAGGGCTCCCGGGACAACTTGACGCGGCTGGAAGGTCGCATCGACAATCAACAGACCACCATCCACACGTTCACCGAAAAAATCGTCACTGTCTCGGGCCAACTATCGGCCGTCTTCCGTGTCATCGACGCTCGTGCTCGTGCGAGCGACACCTAAAAGGAGCTTCCATGTCTGACCTTCCGGTGCCGGCCGCAAGCAACGATGCTGATCTCGAAAAACTGGTCGGCTTTACCGCCGAGCTGGCCGACGCGGCTGGCGAGATGTTGAACGACGGGCATCTCTCGCTCTTGGACTTCAAGGCGCTGAACATGGCGAGCGAGGCCATGCACGGCTTTCTGACGATCGACCGGACGAAGCTGATGCCTGAGCTGAAGGATCTGCTGACGAACACGCAGCTCGTGAGCAGCCTGGCCAATCTCTTCATGGAAAAATTCGATGTCCCCGAGACCAACGCCATGGCGATGGCTCAGGAGATGCTGCCGCTGGCCGTCGACCTCTACCAGACCACTGCCCACGCCATCGCTTGCATGAAGAAATTCAAGTCACTCGTCGGGGGCTGAGCATGGAGCCAACGCGCAACGAGTCGATCCTCTCGCTTCACCCGAAGGTGCGCACCGCGATGGCGGGCGCACTGCTCACCTGCGAGAAGAGCGGTCTCAACTGTTTTCTCTTTGAGGGGCTGCGTGCTGATCAGCGGCAAGCGTGGCTCTACGCGCAAGGCCGCACGACTCCCGGCCCCGTCGTCACGCACGCCAACGTCGGAACGAGCTGGCACCGCTACGGCTGTGCCGGCGACATCGTCTTTAAGGATCAGCACAACCGCTGGACCTGGGAGGGTGACTACGCGGCGGTGGGCAAGATCTTCACCGACGCCGGCTTCTTCTGGGGGAAGCACTTCAAGAGCTTCTCTGAGATGGACCATTTTGAAATGACGTTCGGCCTCGCCCTCCCCGACGCGGAAGCGCTCTTCGCCAAGGGGGGAAATGCAAAGGTGTGGTCAAAGATCGACCAGCTCGTTGGCAAACCATCATAGGAGCGCTTGTGAAAACCCTTATTCTGATCTTCGTGCTCATGCAGTCAGCACTTGCCCTCGGGCAAGCCTCCGGCGCCTCCGTGGCCGTGGGCACAACCACGCCGGGAATGGGCCTAATCGCCTCGCTGTTCGCTCCGACGCCGGCCGCCCCATCTCCGGCTACCCCTGGCGTCAACTGCGTTGAGATCCCGGTTTCCGCCATCGGAGCAGACATCGCCCAAATGGCCACCGGCAACAAGGTCGCTGGCCTTCTCGGCTTGCTCCTGATCATCTGCCGCACACTCAGCGAGATCCTGGGCAACGGCGGCGGTCTCATCGAGCAGCGCTACCCGGGCCTGAAGATGCTGGCCTACCCGCTCAAAATGATCGGCTGGCTCATCGGCAAATTCGGCTTCGGCACGCCGACAACCGGCGCCACGATGCCAGTCAAGCCTTCTCCGGTTGACCCGCCAAAGGCCGCCTAGTGGACCGCATCATCGGTGGGCTGATCATGGTCTCTGGCATCGGTATTTGCCTGCTGATGCCAACGGCTTTAGATATCGCTGCCGACCTGCTCGATCCTGACTTTGAAGAGCAGGCCGATCCCTGGGACTACTACCTCGTTTAGGTTGACCGGCCGAAGGCTGCATAGTAAGGCTGAAGGGCGACTTTCTGGCTTCAGTGGCTCACGCCACACAGAATAAGTCCCCCGCTGGTAATGCCAGATAATCAGTGGGTGGGAGCGGCGCCTTCCTTGGCCCGGTTAGCACTTCCCTGATGCCGAGCACGCCGTTAAAAGTGCCAACGAAGCCCGCCTGCGAAAGCAAGTGGGCTTCTGGCATTCTCGGTACTTGCTGTTTCCTCTTGCCATTCCTTTTCTCATTCAGGTAGCCACACGTAAGCAACGCAACCCTTGGTGTCCCGACGATCAGCTTCACCGGTGAAGCTGCCTATGTGTCTTTAAATCGGAGCCTTATGTCTCTCGTCACGCTTCAGATCAAAAACGCCGTCACCCGTATCGCTGCCCCGCCGTTGGTCATGAAAGGCGTGAGCGATCTCCTGAGCTTTGACGTCCCCAACAGTCATTTCGCCATGCGACGGCTGCCACCGGGCGCCTGGGACGGACGCAAGCGCCTGATGAAGAAGGACGGCTCTTTTCCGGCTGGTCTCACCGCTGCCGTCCTCGGCTACCTGAAAGAGCAGGGCATCAGCGATTACAAGATCGAAGACCTGCGCGTGAAGCCGGAGCCATCGCTCACCTTCAAGCTCAGAGCCGACCTTCGACCACGGCCGCATCAGAGCGAGTGGAAAGCAATCACCGATGAGCGTGTGCGCGGCGTCGGTGTCGTCGGCACCGGTGGCGGTAAGTCGATCATGCAGGCGATGACCATTCACGCGCGGCGCGTCCCCACGCTTGTCGTCGTCCCTGACAAGGGACTCAAAGAGCAGCTCACCGACGACTTCGCCTACTGGCTAGATGCGAAGCACGGCGTGATCGGCGGTGATCTCAAGGGCGACTATCCGGTCGTCGTCGTCAACATTCACCAGATCCCGCGCGCCAAGCCCGAGCAGCTTCAGCGTTTCCACATGCTGATGATCGACGAGTTTCATCATTGTTGCGAAAAAAATACACAGATATCAGATGCCTATGGGACGTATCGCTCGATTGAAGAAGTCTATGATCGCTTCATGGCCGGTGAACGACGCACCAGAGTAAAATCGTGGACAGGTGTCGCATGGGAATCAAAGCGTGTCGTCAACGCCTTTCGTTATCCGGCGCCGCCAATGAAGCGGGTTCGCGTGCAAGATGAAGATGGGAAGATCCGCGAGATCACGGTCACAGCCAATCACGAGATCTTTACGGCTCTCGGCAAGATTAAAGCCGGTGAGCTTGTGCCAGGCGATCAGATCATCCTTGGCTACACTCCGCGTATAGATGCCATGCGTCATCGAAGTGCGAACCGATCTTATCGGGAACACCTTTCTAAACGTGCCGCAAAAAATAACACCAATCGCTCACCAGAGGTGCGCGCTGGTCAAGCCGCCAAGCTGCGCGAGAAAATGGCACGCGGTGAATACAATCCTTATGGGCGTGGTCAATTCGGCAATGGCGGTGAGTTGACGCCGACACAGCGGGCATGCTTGGCGCTTTGGCCTGACGCTATCGCCGAACACGTTGTCGCTTTGAAAGATGGACAGCGGCCCTATCACTACAAGATCGACGTGGCATTCGTGAAAGACAAGATCGCCGTTGAGATCGACGGTACGAGCCACAAGCGGCGGCAAGCGGCTGATGAGCGTAAAAACAAAAGATTGGAGGTACTGGGATGGCGAATTGTCAGGATACCAGAGGGCTCTTCCGTGGCACCGTTGTTTCCGTCGAAGACGTTAAGCCAGACAGCGAGCACGTCTACGACCTAGAAGTGGAGGACACGCATAATTATGTGGCCAATGGCCTGCTCGTATCCAACTCGGCTGCCGACAGCTACCTGACGCTCAACGCCGTCACGTCGATGGCGTACTGGCGCTATGGTTTCACCGGCACGCTCGTGCGCACCGACAACAAAGACATGATGATGCTCGGTGTCCTGTCCAACGTGCTGATGAAGAAGACGACCAGCGACCTAATCGAAGAAGGCTATCTCGTGCCGGCGCACGTCCACGCGGTCAATTACCGCATTCGGCTCGCGTCAAAGTTTTCCTACAAAGACGCCTACTCGTTCATGGCGGCTGATCCCGCCTTCAACGCGCTCGTGGCGTCGATCGCCAGAAAGAAAATCCGCGACGAGAAGAAGCAAGTGCTGGTGCTCGTGCGTCAGATCGAGCACGGCAAGCTGATCGAGGCCATGCTGGCCGGAGACGGTGTTTTCGTCTCGGGTGATGACCCGCTCGAACTGCGGGCCAAAGTCAAGCGCGACTTCGCCGAGAAAAAAATCCCGTGCATGATCGCTACTAACATCTTTGGCGAGGGCCAGGACATTGCGTCGATTGACGTGCTCGTGAACGCTCGGCTACAAGAGTCAGAGATCCAAACGAAACAGGGAGTCGGTCGGGCGCTTCGCCTTGCCAAGGGCGCGCAGACCTTTGCCGAAAGCGTCGCGCTTGGCAAAGACAAGGCCGAGGTCTACGATTTTTTGATCCAGGGAAATAAGTACCTGCGTGATCACAGCGAGACGCGGATCGAGCACTATAGGAGCGAGCGGGCATTTAGAGTTACAATCGAGGACTGATCCCAGCGAAGTTTAAATCGGAGCCGTTATGGACTTGAATCGTCTGCTCGCCCACCATGATGCCCTCATCCGTGCTGCGGCACTCAAGTACACAAAGCACTTCACCACTGCGCGCCACATTGAGGTCAGCGACGACCTGATCAATGAGGCGCGCATTGCTGCGTGGAAGGCGATCCGCACGTACCAGACGGGGAAGAACGCCAAGATCGAGACGTATATCACCGTGTGCATCCGCAACCGGATGATCGAGCTGCACCGGAAAGCTCACCGGCAATGCCGGCCGGAGCTGACCTTTCCTGGCGAGAAGATGACGCAGGTGGCGGACCTTCAAGCGACTGAAGATCCGACCGAACAGCTAACGGAAGTGCTGACCTTGAAGAAGATCCTGAATGACCGCGAGTACCACGTGCTGTCGCACCTGAAATCAGGTGGCTGCATCGACGTCCTCGTGGCCGAGTATCAAACGCGCAAGCGTACCCCTGTCGAAGCACGTCACGAGGTGGTCCTATGTTTGCACCGCATACGGCGCAAGTTGAAATTGCGCGGACTGAGCCTATCGGTATAAACGCCGAGCTTGCCGCCGAGATCGTTAGAAAACGCAACGCAACGCTGGCGTTTGAAGCCGTCTCGCGCGACATGCTGAAGGTCAATCAGACGACTGGCCAGATAATAACGGCGCGTCTGATCAAGCGTTGGGAAACCGACGAGCGGCTGAAAAGCTTGCGTCCATTCGTCGATAGCTGGAACTACTGGCGCGAGCGCTACGCCAAGCACGACTACGAGTTTACCTGGGTGCCGAAGACGCCGTCGCAGATCTCGATGATGGAAACGGTCAACGCCATCTGTCAGGAAAACCAGATCGACACCGACATCTTCATCGCCTGCGGTCACCGCGCCTACGCCAAGTCCCGCTACTCGCTGTCGCTCAACATGCTTTGCGCCAACGGCCTCGACTTCTTCGCCAAGCACGCGGAAGAAGTGCTCACCGAGATCGATGAAGACGCTTATCAGCGAAAAGCAGCGGATGAATGGCGGCTGCCAGACGAGGATTGAAAGACGACGGCCCCGTCTAAGACGAGGCCGCCATGAAACAGTAGGTCTACGCTGGGATTGCCAGTCACCCTTTCGACACGGCGCGGTGAAACCTTGAGCTTGATCCCCTTCTCCTTCGGTCCCGACTTTCAAGAAGTCATGTTGGCGATGATGCTCAAAGACTTGAGCTTCACCGACAAGGCCGTGAAATATATCGCTCCCGAGCACCTCTATAGCGACGCCCACAAGTGGCTCTTCCAGGCGATCAGAGAGAAGTACCTGAAGAATGGCGGCGTGCCGTCAGCTCCCGAGATCGAGGTGCAGCTCCAGGGCGTCGAGCGCCACAAGCGGCGCATGTTCAGAAGCTTCATCGGCAAGGTGCGAAAGCAGGAGATCGAAGACCCTGACTACGTCAAAAGCAAGCTCGGTGAGTTTGCCAAGCGGGCAAGTTTTTCCGACCTCTTCGCCACCGGGCAGACCTTCTACAACGCCGGCAAGACCGCCGAGGCGTACACGTTCGTGATGGAGTCGATCAACCACATCTATTCGATCACCTTCGACGACGACGAGATCATCGGCATCGGCGACTTCGAGAAGATGCGCCGCCGCTTCGTCAATCAGCGGGTGCTCACCACCGACCGCATCCCCACCGGCATCCCACCGCTCGACCAGATTCTTCGCGGTGGGCTCTCGCGGCTCGAAGGCGAGTTTGGCGTCATCCTGGCAGAGCCGAAGAAGGGCAAGACGGTAGCGCTCATTCACATGGGGGCGATCTGCGCTCTGATGAAGATGGGCCGCGTGGTTCACTTCGCCGCCGAGGGCGCTACCGAGACGACGACGATGCGCTACCAGTCGCGGATCACTGGCATCCCGGAAGAGCGCATCACCACCGACGACCTGAGCGACGACGAGCAGCGGCTGCTCGACCGCGTCAAGGTGCGGCTGAAAAACTGGCTCTTCGTCGTGCCGTTCAACAAGCACTGGGAATACACGACGACCGACATCGAGACGAAATGTAAAGAGCTTGACCGACGCGGCTTCACGCCGTCGCTCTGCGTCATCGACTACGCCGACTTGCTCCAGCCTCGGGAGAAGGTGCGTGACGAGCGGTTGAATCAGCGCTCGGTCTACCGCGAGCTGAAGCGGCTGGCGCTGATGCGCAAGATGGCGGTCTGGACGGCAAGCCAGGCGCAGCGGCCAAAGGACATGCCGTCGAAAGAAGGCATCCTTCGTGGCGCCGACATTTCGGAAACTTTCGAGAAGGTGCGCATCGCTGATTTTCTCTGCTCGCTCAACCAAACGCCACGCGAGAAAGAGATGGGCATCATGCGGCTGCACGCCGATATCTACCGAAACAGCCCGGCCGACAAGACGGTGCGGCTGATCACCGACTTTGAGCGCATGATTTTCCACAAGGCATCGCTCGGCTTCATCGAGCCCTACGACATGCCGGAGTGGATGCGCACGCGCAGCAGGAGGGCAACATGAGCCAGGCGCCGATTCTCTGTCAAACGTGCGGGTGCATAGTCCAGCGCGGCGTGGTGTGCTGCTGGCCACCTCGAAGTGCCAAGGACGTTGCCACGTCGGTCACACTGAAGCTGTCGATTGAAATTTCCCGCGAGATGATCGAGGGCGAGCGCTACTTCATCGCTTCGGTGATCTCGCCACCGGTGCTCAGCGAGCATCCAGGACGCCACGTTACCCACGCCATGGCGTTTGCGCTCAGAGACTATGCCGACCGGCTGATCGCCGGTGCCAACGTGCTCGACATGCCGGATCTATCAGCCATCCAGTAATGGAGCGTTCATGCTAACCGGCAAGCCCTACCCCAACTTCTCGCTCCCAACCTACTACCGCGAGCTGGGCATCGACTTCAAAGAGGTGGACGCCGACGACCACGTCGAGGTCATAGCCAATTGCCCGAAATGCGTCGAGCAAGGGGAGGCTCGGGCAGACACCAAGCAACGCCTGTGGGCAAACGAAGCCAAGGGTGAATTCTGCTGCTACAACTGCGGTTGGGGCGGTGGTTTCCCGTATCTGGTGGCGGGTCTATCGAACACCACACTAGCCGGCGCGCTTTCGTTGATGAAAGGTAAAGCTGGTTCACTCGATGTCCTCAACTTTCGCCTGGCGCATCAGGAATACGAGCGCGACGACGATGACGAAGGCGACGAGCTTCGGGAGGTAGCTTTCCCCCACGGCTTCGAGAGTTTTGATGAGTGCAAAGATCAAGACACGGCCTTTCACCGCTACCTGACGAAGCGCGGCATCCCGCACAGCTACGCCAAAAGAATGGGATGGGGGTTTTCAAGAGTCGGTTACACCAGGGGGCGGATCATCGTTCCGACCTACATGGACGACCGACTGGTCTTCTGGCAGGCACGCGACATTCTGGAGCGCCGCCACGACCGGTGGGGCACGGATGAATATCGGAAAGTGCTGAATCCGAAGGGGGCGAGCAAGTCACGAGTCCTTTACAATTACGATCAGGCACGGCTGCACCGCACGGTGGTCATGGTAGAGGGTTTCATCGACGCCGCCAAGGCCGGCAACAACGCCGTGGCGATCAACGGCAAGAAGCTGCATCCGGCGCAGGTAGAACACCTCTCGCGCACGAAGTGCCGCGAAGTAATTCTGATGCTCGATCCCGACGCTTTTACCGATCAGCGTTACCATCGCCAAGGCCCGCTCAAGGGACGGCTGAAGAAGCCGTCGTCGGTGGATCTGGCGAAGGGACTACTCTCGGTCTACTTCCAGGTCAAGACCATCCGACTGCCCGAGGGCCGGGACGCGGGAAGCTACGCGCCGAAGGAGCTTCGGCGACTCCTGGCCGAGCAGGCGCCAGGGGCGACGCTCAAGCCTTTGAATGGCTGACCGAGGAGTCTGTGAGTCCTGCGCCGCTTTGCACGCCCGCAGGCTCACAGGGCTGACCGGTAGCGCGAGGTGGGGGAGGGCTCCCCTCCATCATAGCTCAAGAGCAGGGCCGGCGGGATTTCTCCTACCGGCCCTGTTTGACCCTGAGTGCCCTGTCGAGGCACGGCCGAGCGACCAGCCAACCCCATTATATGCACACCTCTGATTCATCCGCCATAACACGCGATTAAAATTTTTCTAAAGTTTATCAGCGATACTTCCGTTATGTATTACATCACCCGCTGGTGATAACAAGCTCTGCATCTTTTAAATCGAGTAATTAAATCGGAGGGTTCTATGAACGTGCTCGTGGCTACCGGCCGCAATGCCTTCTCGGTGAAAGAACGTCTGAAGCAGCTCGGCTTCAAGTGGTACCGCCAAGAAAAACTGTGGGTTATCGACACTGCCCACGACTTCCCAGCGCTCCGTGACGCCGTCGCCGCCACCGGCCTGACGATCCAAACCGGCACGATGCCTGATGATGTTGGTCGTCAACTCTTCGCCCGCGCCGGCCGGACCGCACAGGCCGCCGTAGAAGCGTTGGCTGAGCCGGTGGCACCGACGCCCGCTCTTGCGCCGGTGCGCGCTCCTACGTCCCAATCCGCCCCTCTGACGCCCCCTTCCTCGCTCGACCTGGCTCGCGCTGCCGCTGCCCGCGCTGCCCTCCCGGCTGCCTCGGTTGTTTCCTCAGGAAACACGGTCGCCGTCACCAGCCCGGCTCCCTGCGCTTTCACCTCGGTGGAGGCCGACCTTGCCGGGCTCAAGGCGCAAGCGAAGACGATGCGAGCCCTCATGGTCGAGATCGCCATAACCATCGAGTCCATCGAGCAAAAGCTGAAAGCCTAAAGTTTCTCACACGCATGGCCGTCATGTAATACATGCGGCCTTAGTGAAACAACCGGAGGGAAACGATGAAGACTGCCCGTTGTCACTCATGCGAGCGCACGAAAGCCGAGCTGCCCGACGGTGCCCTGCTCTTCACCGACATGGGCGCCTACCACCATTGCAGCGAGTGCAAGGCGGCAGACGAAGCGCAGGTAGAACAACCGTCACTTTAAATCGGAGGGATCAGACATGCGCGGCACTCACTACCTCGAATTCCACGACGAAGCGGCGAACAGCCACAAGTTTTACCGCGTCACCTTCCACGGCGATGGCATGGCGCTGATTGAGTGGGGACGCATCGGCACCGAGGGCCAAAGCCAAACGAAGGACGCTGGCGCGGCACAGGCGAAGCTCAACGAGAAGCTTGGCAAGGGCTACCAAGCTGCCGGACCGGTAAAGAAGATCGATCCCTTCACGAAGGTGAAGAGCGACCGTGAGATTCGCGAGCGCAGCGCTGAACGCGAACCGGCGGGACACGGCAGCCGGACGCGAGTCGCGAGCGACCAGGACATCTGGACTGAACTAGCGGCCACTGGCCGGAAAGTGGGGACGTGATGCGCACAGTTTTCAAAGGTCGGAAAGTCGAGTGCGAGCTGGAGTGGAATGGTCGCGCTGGCCGTGATCCGGTTGACGCCTTTATCGGCGCCGCCGTCTACATGGACACCGGCGCCGCCCTGACGGAAACCGAGCTTGACGAGCTGCAAGCCGAAAGCGAAGACGAGATTCAAGAAGCCGCATGGCTCGCTTCCGTTGAGGGTGACTGATCATGCCACGCGCCAAGCTGCAAGCGGTGCTCACCTGGCTCTACTCGTGCGAGGTCAACGTCCGTGTGATGTCGTTTTGGGACGGCGGCTGGAGCGTTGCCATCGGTGACCTAACCAACGGCTTCATTCGCGAAGCCGACTTCCCGTCAACCAACGATCCCGAAGTCGACCTCGGCACGGCTGCCGCCTGGCTGATCGACGCTGCACGTGAAGCCTATCCGCGCCTTCGCTTCGACGATACCGCCACACTTTACGAGGGGACTTGACCATGGCCATCAAACGCAAAAACACTTCCGCTCCCACCGGCGCCGGGCTGCCGTCCGACTTTCTCGCACACTGCCGCAAGGCTTTCAGCCTTCAACAGATCACCGGACTTTACGAGGGCGGCTTCAAGGCCGAGAAAACGTGGCTGCTCGAATATCTGGAGCACAACACCGCTGGCGTCACGATCGAGAGCGGCAAGTCGATCAAAGTCCCCGAGGGCCAGCTCGTCTTCAAGACGACCACGCGCTTTGACATCGACACGGCGAAGCTCGAAGAGCTGGTCAAAAGCGGTGAGATCAGCCTCGCCACGGTGCTGTCGGTCGCCACCTTCAGCGGTGAAAAGCTAAAGACAGCTCTCGGTGAGCGCCGCTTCGCCGACCTCGCGACACCGAAGACGAGTGAGGCGCTGGCACTGACGGCGACACCCGACTTCAAACGCGAAGTTGAAGAGACGTTTAGCTCACGCTCGCTCGTGCCTGAACCAGCGCTCCCCACCTTCCCGGCCGCCATGGAAGAGCAGACCGCCGCTGAGCCAGCACCGAAATTCACGCGCAAGCCAAAGGCGGAAATTCCCGCTCCGGTGCAAAGCTCGCTTGAGAAGGCGAAGGCTGCCGCCGCAAAGGCCAAGGCTGGCTCGTCGGTGAAAGACGACCTTGACGACATCTTGAAAACCATCTGAGGAGCGCGCCAATGCCCATCCAAGTCCTACCGGCACGCTGCACGGCGGAACTGCCCGCCGACCTCTCAGCGCCTCACTTCGTCAGTGAGCTGAAGCTCGACGGCAGCCGCTACGTGCTCTACATCGGCCCTGGCACCGATCCTATGGGCCGACGGAAAGACACGACGCTGCTGTCGCGCCATATATCGAAGATCGACAATAAGCCGGTGGACCGGACCGACAACGTTCCACAGATAGTTGGCCCGGACTATGGCGACTTGGCCGGCACCATTCTTGATGGCGAAATGTTCCTTCGCGACTTCCCCACCACGCAATCAGTGATGGGCTCGGGGCCAACGGTGGCGATCGACAAACAGAAGGCGGGCGGCTGGCTCAACTTCTGGGTCTGGGACTGCCCGGTATTTCGCGGCGAAGACATTCGCGGGCGCTCGCTGGCCGATCGCCGAAAGGTGCTCGAAGCCGTCGTCGCCAGGATGGGGAATCCATTCGTGAAGCTGATGCCGCAGTGGAGGGGTGACCACGACGCCATCTTCCGTGAGATTGTCGAGGGCGGCGGCGAAGGCATCATCGTAAAAGACACGCGCATGGCCTACGGCATCGGCTGGGCAAAAATGAAGAAGAGCTATGAGGTGAGCTGTTTTATCTCTGGCTTCAAGCCAGGCAACGGCAAGTATGCGGGTGGCGTCGGCGCCCTGGCGCTCTCGGTCTATAGCGGCCTGGGTGATGCCATCGAAGTTGGCTTCGCCTCGGGCTTTGACGATGGGGTACGTGGCTCCCTCACCGAGCGCGACATCGGCCGTGTGGTCGACGTCTACGCGCAAGAGATCAGCCGCGACGGACGGCTCAGACACCCAACCTTCTACCGCTTTCGTGACGACATGGAAGAGACTGATTGCACCTTCGATAAACTGCGTGACGACCTCGACAAAGCGGCAAAGGCCAAGCGCAAGCGCTGGGGAGGTGGCGGGTGATTCTGCAAGTGCTCTTCTATCACAACCACGCGCTGACGCAGGAATACACGGTCGACGTAGCCTCTTTCGAGGACGCCAGTAATTACATGCGAGATCATCTCGTCGTTGAAGGTCATGATGATTCGGTGGAAGCCTACCTCTATGCTGACCCGAAGCCGTGGGCCAAAGGCGACCAGCCAGACCTTCGCGATAAGAAGATCGAGACGGGAAACTCCATCGCCCGCGTCTATACCGACGGCAGAGTGATGAGCCACGGCAAGCTGGTTCGCACCGACGGCTCGACAAACTTTCTCGATGAGCTGGAGAAAATTCAATGAGCAAGCTCCCAAACTATGAGGCCGCAATCGCTGACTTGAAAAGCTGGTTCGGTGTCGGCAACGACTCGAAGGCGCAAGCTGCGGCGATGGCGGTCTACTCCAGCTTGATCGAAGACCAGGATCTTCCCGATGATGATAAGCAACGATTGACGCAACGGATCACCGACCTGATCAAGTCAGGATCAGCCGAAAGTATCCACGCCATGCATCAAGTCGGTCGATCGGTGGTTCCCGGTGTTGAAGTCGAAAAGTTTATGACTGGCGAGCACGAGAAAGCTGCGAAGGCAACGAGGCTGCTCAACACTTACCCGAACCATGGCGGTGATTCACTTCTTTCCAATCCCGCCCGCACGGCCACGCCCGATCCGCTCTTCCGTGGTCCTGGCGTGCGCTCGCTCGCCAACGGCGACATGACGAATCTGCTCAAAGGCACGCCGCTCGACCGCCCTGGCGTCTACGCCGGCACCGATGCGCTGAAGCACCTGGAGCGCGTAGCGTCGAAAGCTGACGCCGACCGCGACTTGACGCTCTCGCGCATCAAAGACTTCGCCTTCAGCACCGGCAGCTCGCGCACCTACTTCGAGAAATTTATCGAGATATGCGGCAGTGAGCGCCGCTTCATGATGGGACTTGCCGAGCGCCAGATCTGGGTGCTCTCGGAAGAGTGCCACACGACGCACGACAGGGTGATCGCCGGACGGCCAAAGATGATCGAAGCGGCGCACCCATTCTTTATCAGCGGCAAAATGATCGACCGCCTCGAAGAGATCTCAGACGCACACGACGGTCGCGCCGTGGCGCCTGGCCACGAGAAGGTGGTGCAGATCGACCAGCCATTCAAAACGATCTGGCTGGAGCGCACCGATGGCGGGCCGCTCTTCTACCTCGCGCGCTCCGACGGCCCGGCTTGGATCATTGGCACGCTGGTCCACGAAGAGACAGCTAATAGCTACTTCTGCGAAACGCTGATTGCCTCAAAGCAGGACGCCACCGGCGCTATCGTTTTCATGATCAACACGATGAAGCTCATGCCCGAGACGGTCTTCGGCCGGCTGAAGTCGCCGAGTGGCGCGCTGATGCCGATGTTCAACCCCGGCACCATGGTGCAGACCGCCACCCATGATGTCCTCTACTGGACCTTCAAGGCGTTTCGCAGAGATTGCGCCTTCGCCAACGAGAAGATCAAAGCCATTCGCGCTCGCGTCGGCTCGGGCAAAGACCGGACGGCCGTCAAGATCAACCGCGTGGTGCGCGTGATGCTGAAGGGTGAGTGCAAAGAATACCAGCGCGCCGCTGGCCGCAAGATTGTTTGGTCGCACAAGTGGGAGGTGATGGGACACTGGCGCGTGACCGCCGGGCTCGGCAAAGACCGGGACGGCAACTACACGGTGCGCGGCATGACGTGGGTGACGCCGCACACCAAGGGTAAGGGTGCCCTGGTGAAGAAGACGCGAGTAGTCGTCGATTCCGCCTCGGAAAACGGGAAAGACTAAAGTTTCCGCCGCCAAACTCCGCAACGTATTACATGCATCCATTTTAAATCGGAGCTTTCCATGAAACGCATCGCCATTTCACTCCTGCTTTCGGCTTGCGGCACGGCACCGGCCACCGCGCCCACCACGTCCGTGACCAAGGCGGCGGCGATCGCCACCGATGCCACGACGCCAGCCTCCGGTGCCACCGGCCCTCAGGGTGCCACAGGGACCACTGGCGCGACGGGGGACCAGGGACCGAAGGGCGACAAAGGGGACGCCGGTAAAGACGGCCTGGCGGGCACTGCGGGCGCCACAGGGGCCACTGGCGCTCAAGGCTCCCTGGGTCTACCGGGGGAGGTAGGCGCCAAAGGGGAGGTAGGTGCCAAAGGGGATACTGGGGGAACCGGGTCAGCGGGTGCCGCTGGCGCGGCCGGAGTGGCCGGCGCAACGGGCGCCACCGGTGCCCAGGGTATACAGGGCACTTCCGGAGCCGCAGGGGCGCAAGGCGTGGCTGGAGCGGCGGGTGCTCAAGGCGCGGCGGGCGCCGCCGGAGCGCAGGGAGCGGCCGGCACTGGTGGCGCCTGGAAGATCTACACCGCCTCCGGCACCGCGCTCGGCTACTTCATGGAATACGTGGACGTGCCCTACCACGGCACGACCGACAACACGCAACAGATGGTCCACGTTGCCATCATGCGGTCGCTGACGGCCGATGAATTCACCGCCTATGAGATCGGCGTCACCGGCTCGGGCACGACCACTACCCCCGACAACGAGATGGTCTACAACCCCAATCCGATTCACCTGAAAATGCTCGGCGCCAATGCCGCCAGCTATCCAGTCTGGTGGACCGGCACCAACTGCTCTGGAACCTCGGTCGTGCGCTACTCGACCGGCGGCAACGATCCCCTGAGTGGCAGCGAGATCAGCGCCGGCACCTTCGAGCTGATGGCCTACCCGAATATGTATCTGCTCGACGCCTCCGGGCTTCTTGAGGTGCGCCTCACTGGCACGGTCCTAGGCCAAGGCACGGCGGCTTCGGCTTCGCCCACAACAGCCGTCGGCGGCTGCGGCGGCAACTCGGCGGTCGCCTCGGCCTACTACTGGCCGGTGGCCCTGCGCAACCCTACCTTCCCCGCAACACTCGGACTCGGCTGGTATATCGACCTGTAAAATCTACGAAAAACAGAAACCCTAAAGTTTCCGCTGAAAACCGCCGTTATGTATTACATCATCACGGAGGCACTACGATGAAAACACGGATAATCCTTGGAACAACGCTCATGCTACTGATCCCAAACGCTTTTCTCGTCGGTGCCTTGCTCCTAGCTTTTAATCGGAGGGTTTCTAAGTGACTACTACGCCTCGCCAAATTGGCTCAGTCGTGTGCTGGAGCATCAAGAGTGACGCCCGCTTTGATCCCGACGTGCTCGTGCGCTTCGGCATTGACCCGGCAGCCTTGCCGCAGAACGCGCCGAAGACCGCGCTTCGCAAAGCGCTGATCGAGCTGCGCCGCGAGTATAAATTTGAGATCCCGGAAGACGCGCCCATCCAACAGCAGCGCGCCCGTCACGAGACCTTTCGCACCACCGAAGAAGACGTGTCGATGGCGCTCACGCGCTCAGTGACCGACGGCGCCGGCTTTCGCGTCGCCACCCTGATGACGGCGACAATCTCAAAAGACGGTAGCGTGCTGCACTTCGAGCAGAAAGAAATCGAGGCAAGCCTCTACAACGAGCTATGCAGCCGCATCCGTGGGCTGGTAGCCAGCGGCCGTGTCGAGATCAACGGCGATCAGTTTTCCAAGGTGATCGGCAAGTTTGTCAAAGGCTCATACGGCTGCAACGGTGTCAGCGTCCGGATCTACTCGGGTGGCGTCTACTTCGTCCCGCAGGTCTTTGCTGAGCGGTTAGACAACATCAAGCGGCTTTTCGCGGCGCTCCCGGTTGGCATCCGCTTCTCAAGCTTCCCGGTCTTCGACAACGCTGAGTCGATGGCCGAAGTCGAATGGGGAGCTTCGACCGCGCTGCAAGGCGAAGTTGATGCGCTGCTCGGTGAGCTGGAAGGACTGGCACGTGAGGGCGGCATTCCCAAGCGCGTCTTTGAGCGCCGGACCGAAGACATCGAAGAGATTCGCGGCCGGCTCGACGTCTATCGCGAGCATATGAAGACGACCGCCGATGCTCTCTTCGCTCGGCTCGGCACGGTGGAGCGCGTGATCGACCAGCGGCTCAACGCCATGACCGGGAAGGTGATCGAGCCCTTCGATTTTGCCGCCGAGATGGAAGCGATCATGGCAGCCGAAGCAAAGTGAGTGCATGGCGGGGCCTTCCCCGCCCTTAGAGGGAGGTGCGTTATGAAAGTTTTTTACAGGCCACAAATGATCGCCAACAGCGAGAGCTTCTCACCGTCAGCGGCGAAGCCAGCAAAGGTGCTCGCTGACTGGCAGGCGGCCGGGCTGAAGATCGAGGTGATGAATCCGCAGATGGCTGATGCCCTGGTCATCGCTCAGGCTCACGATCCTGACTACGTGGCGCAGGTGCTCACCCTTGAAACCCACAACGGCTTCGGCAACAAATCGCCGGCTGTCGCCCGCTCGCTGGTCCACACGGTCGGCGCCATGATCAGCGCCACCCTGGCCGCCATGCGTGACGGCAAACCGGCTGCCGCCCTCTGCTCAGGCTTTCACCATGCGAGCTACAGCGGGGGCGGCGGCTTCTGCACTTTTAACGGCCTGATCGTGGCGGCCTTCGAGGCGAAGAAGGCTGGCGCCAAGCGAGTCGGAATTCTCGACCTCGACGAGCACTACGGCAACGGCACCGACGGCATCATCAAACACCTGAAGCTGAAATGGGTGGAGCACTTCACCGCTGGCGCCCACTATCACCGCGCCGATCAGGCTGAGACCTTTCTGAAGGCGCTGCCGGGGATCATGCGCCAGCGCTTTCACTCCTGCGACGTGCTGCTCTATCAGGCGGGCGCAGATCCCTACGTGAAAGACCCGCTTGGCGGCTGGCTGACGATGGAAGAGCTGCGCCTCCGTGATCGCATTGTCTTCCAAACCGCAAAGCAGATGGGATTACCAGTGAGTTGGTGCCTTGCCGGTGGTTATAGCAAGGATGAAAATGGGGAGATCACTCCAGTCCTTCAGATTCACCGAGCCACCGCTGAAGAGGCGATAAAAGTTTGGAGTCGTAATGTCGTGGCCAAAAAAACAGCATGAAGGCTTCTTTGCCTCAAAACCACCAGGATTTAAGATCGCCTACTATCGCTACAATGCGATCATGGCTCGTTGTCGCAATCCAAAAGCAATCAACTATCGCCGATATGGTGGACGCGGCATCGAGCTACGTGTTGAGCGCTACTATTTCATCCGTTGGTTTCTCAGAAAATCTAAAGGGGATTTTTCACTCGAAGTTGATCGCAGGCGCAACGACGGTCACTATGAGATTGGAAATATGCGCCTCGTGACGCACAAGGAAAATGTACGCAGCGCTTATCGACAGGTGGCGATCATCGCCGAAGTTGGTCTGCGCAACATACGTTCAGCAAACAAGAAGCGTGAGATTCGAGTGCGCATCGGTGCGATGGAATTCGCCTCAATAAATGAGGCTGGCCGGTATTTTGGGTGCAAAGCTCACGTTAGGACTCGTATCAAAAAGTATGGTTCCGTTATGGCTGACGGCACTCCAATTGAGGTGATCATATGATGACGAAAGCCGAAAAGAAGATCGAGCGCGCCCGGCTGAAAGCGTTGAGCAAGGTGCCGATGAAAACCGAGATGTTTACCATCCGGTTGACACCTGATCAGGTGCGCTATCTCGACTACGCCAGCACCGAGCTGGCAGCGCTGATGGGGAGAAGTCCAAAGGAAATTTCCAAGGGCTACATCATGCTCAAGATGATGGAGTTTGGCCGCGCCGGCTTCGAGCGCTTCGTCGCCACGCTGCAAGAGCCGAGCGAGGCTGGATGAACGAGCGGGCGAAAGAGGGGATCATTCGCAGCCTGCTGGTGCTTCGCCAGAAACTCGGTGAGCTGATGGAGTCGGGTGAGGTCAACCGTCTGGTGATGAACACGGCGATCGAATACATGCGGCAAGCGACCGAAGAAATCGAAAAGGTCTCGCCGACGGAGAAGTCGGCTTTTCTTGAGGCGGTGAAAGAGCTGTGACAAATTATCTCGTGAAGAGATGGGCCGAGATCGACCGGGCAATAGAGAGAATCAAAGCCCTGGCGGAAGAAGCCGACGACCTCTGTGACCCGGTGACGCCGCGTGAATCGCTGGCGCAGGTGCTCGGCTCCATCTGCACCGAAGCGGCGCATGCCATCGAGACGCTGGCGTGCATCGGCGGCTTCGAGGACAGTCGTCGTGGTTGACTTCGGCACAACGGCCAAAGGCGCCAGGCGCTACCGCTGCTCCAGTGGTGATCCCACGCGACTGACGGTGCGCGAAAGGATCATCGGTGAGCTGCAATTCACACCAGGACTTATGGCGCGTGAGTTCCAGACGGTGCAATACGGCACCGTCTCTGCCGAGCTTCGCCGCATGATGCACGACGGTGAGATCGAGCGCACGGCGCACTCGGTGCGAGGTGGCACCTGCTACCGCTACTACCTGGCCGGCACGCTCCCCAAGCAACCATGGGTGCGCACGCTCTTTCTCGCGGCGATCGAGGAGCTGTGAATGCCGGCGGCAACGCAAGCTGAGCTGAAAAATTTGATCTGGGACTACTACCGCCGCCATCCCATGGCGCAGGGCGAAGACCTGCATCTGCGTCTCAGCCATTTTCACCGCCCCGGACAAATCGGTCCGGCAGCCTGGAAGCAAGTGGTGAATCAGGCCCGCGCCGAGCTGGTGCTCGCTGGCAAGCTGAAAGAGATGGCCGGCATCGGCGGGCACGGCTTCGTCGCCAGCCTCTCGACACCGTTTTTAGATGCTCTAGACGACCTCAAGTAATTCCACGTCTTATCTGATTTAACTACACGGCTTTTCCGCCTTCCTGTACACCGCTCCTCACACCCTTTAACGGTGCCGCCCCGCTCGTCGTTCCCTAAGACCATAGCTCTGCTAGGATTTCAGGAAAGTCTAAAGTCCAACGCTAATTTGGCCGTTAGGTATTACATGGCGAGCGTTTGAATCGCAGATTTTAAATCGGAGGGTTTCCATGCTTACCTGCACAAAGTGCAATCATCAGCGCGTTGATCTAGTCGAGCATATTATCGCCATGCACGGCGGCGAAGACGGGCTTGCAGCGTATATCGCCGAGCACGGTGGCGACATCGCCTGTGTGATCGAAGAAACCGGTGTCCCTCAACCCGCGCCCACTGCACCGGCTTCTGCACCGGCACCGGTGGCCGCCCCTGTCCGGAGTGAGAAGGTGAAAATCGCTGGCGTCGAAGTCGAGAAGAGCGGGCCGTGGGCCAAAGACCTGCTGCATTTCATCCCCAAAATCAATGACGCCTATGCGTTTCAAGAATTCACCTCTGACGTGCTGAAAGACGTGGAGCTTGGCCGCCCGGTGCTGCTCATCGGTCACACTGGCACCGGGAAAACCTCGTGCGTCGAGCAGATCGCTGCGCGCATTGGCCAGCCGACCGCCCGCGTCAACCTCAACCAACAGACCACGACCTCTAACTTCGTCGGCTTCTGGAGCGCTCAGGGCGGCGACATGGTCTGGGTGGATGGCGTCCTGCCTCATGCCATGCGCAAGGGCATGTGGCTGATCATCGACGAAATGGACTATGGCGAGCCGAACATCCTGGCTGTCCTCAACTCGGTGCTGGAGCGCGGCGGCAAGCTGATGCTGAGCGAGAAGGGCAACGAAGTAGTCGAGCCGGCTTCCACCTTCCGCATTTTCGCCACCGGCAACGCCATTGGCTGCATGGCGCAGTACCGGCATCTCTATCAGGGCACGAACCTGATGAACGAGGCTCAACTAGACCGCTGGCGCACGTACCTCGTCGACTACATGCCGGAGGCCGTCGAAGCCGAAGTGTTGAAAGACAGCGTGCCGCTGATGACGCTGAATGTTGCAAAAGAGCTGGTCAAGGTCGCGACCATGGTCCGGAAGTCGTTTGTTGAAGAGCAGGTGAGCTGCACCTTCTCCACCCGCCGGCTGATCGACTGGGGCGAGATGATCATGCGCTACAAGGCGCTCAAGGCTGAAAGCCCTTTCAAAGCGGCACAAGCCACGATCTTCAGCAAAATCAGCAAAGAAGACTCGATGGTTATCGACGGCTACATGCGCCGCGTGCTCCTCGGAAACACCGGCACCGGCCGGTAAGTGCTTTAGTAAACCCTCCTGAGGACGGGGATTTTTCCTCGTCCTCAAGTTTTCCACAATTTAGCCGATATGTATTACATAGAGAAACTTCAGAGGGAGCCACCAAATGCGCCACCAACGCCGAATCTTTGAAACCGCCCTTGAGCGCTTGGGCCGCATCATCGCCGGCCAGTACGGGCTTTCGATCGTCTTCCAGGGCTCGGGCGCTTCGACCGACGGCAAGACGATCTTTCTGCCGTCGACCAACGATCTCACGCAAGAGCTGATGGACGACATGAACGGCTTTCTCGACCACGAAGTGGCGCACTGCCGCTTCACCGACTTCGACCAGCTTAAGCGGCTGATGGAGGGACGCGGCCGGCGCTTTCAGAAAGAGCTGCTCAACGGCATCGAAGACGTGCGGATTGAGCGTGAGCAGGTGAAGGACTTCCCGGGCTGCCGGCTCAACCTGGAGCCGCTGCACGTCAAGCTGCGCATCGCACTCGAAGCCAAGCGCGCCACTGGCGAGCTACCCTGGCCGTTTCGCCTGATCGTCACGGCGATGGACGCCATGATGGGGAAAGAGCCGCTGCAAGTCGACAAAGACGTGGCGCCGATCTGGGAACTGATCAGTGACCTCGTACCCGCCATGAACGCCGGCACCTCAACCGAAGATCTGCGCAAGGTCGCCGAGACGGCGACAACGCGCATCCTGGCCTATCTCGACGAGCAAGAAGAAGAAGCGGAGAAGAAGGGCGAGAAGGGCAAGGGTAAAGGCAAAGGCGGCAAAGGTGCTCCCGGCGGCAAGGGCGAAGGCGACTCGATGATGGAAGAGTCGGACGAAGAAACCGGCGAAGGCCAAAAGAGCGGCTGGGATGACGCCGATGTTTGCGTTGACGACATGGTCAACCGCGAGCTGGCCGATCACTTCGGCGAAGACTTCAAAAGCAAGTCGGTGAAGGAGCGCGAAAAGGACGGCACGCTGACGACGGAAGAGCCTGGCGAGGGTGGGAAACGCCGCGACGACCGTGACCGCCTCGGACCGACCGAGGGCAAGGGCTCAGGCATTGAGACGACCGACAAGGGCATGCGCTTTGACCGCATCCACCTGCCATTCTCAACCAAGTATGACGAAGTCACGGACCACACTGCCAAGGGCCACGTCGGCCGCTACAATGCCATTCGTCACAGGGTGCGCCCGCTGATCGCTCCGATCGAGCGCGCTCTAGAGCGTCAGCTCAAGGTGAAAGAGAACGTCAAGTGGCGTGGCGAGCGTGAGCGCGGCATGATCGACGTGCGCGGCCTGCCACGGATGCTGACGGACAAAAACTTCCGCCGCCCCTTCAAAGAGCAGACGAAGACGGAAACCAACAACGTCGCGGTGCAGATTCTGGTCGACCTCTCGGGCTCGATGGCCGGGCCGAAAACCGAGCTGACAAAGCAGGCGTGTGTGGCCATGGCCGAAGCGCTGTCCAAGCTTGAGATCGCCTTCGAGGTGTGCGGCTTTCACAGCCAGTATGAGCCGCGCTTGCACGCCGAAGCCGAAGCCGCAGGCGTGACGAAGCACGCCGGCAGCCGCTTCAACCGCTTTGCCGAGAAGCTCGTGATGCAGATCTTCAAGAGCTTCGATTCCAACAACCTGAGCGGCATTGAAAAACTCGACAATGGCCACAACAACCCTGACGGCGAAGCCGTGAAGTGGGCCGCCGACCGCCTGGCGATGCAGAAGCAAAAGCGCAAGATTCTGATCGTGATGAGCGACGGCTCACCGGCGACCGGCGACAGCGACCGCCACGTGCTCAACGCCGACCTCAAGACGACGGTGGCGAAGGTGATCAAGTCGGGAATCGAAGTCGTCGCCTTCGGCATCACGACCGACAGCCCGAAGCACTTCTATCCGGACTACGTGCTGATCAATAAGCTCGAAGAGCTGCCGGCGCAGACGATGGGCAAGCTGGCGCGGTTGATCGGATTTTAAGAAAGACTAAAGTCGGCGGGCCTTCCCGCCGTCATGTAATACATGACCCTTTAAATCGGAGCTTTTCCAATGAAAACGCTTATCATCCTGGCCCTCACACTCACCGGCTGCGGCAGCCTCGACACCTCGGCGCTCCAAAGCGCGCAAACGGGCACTGAGACGGGCTCGTCGACCGGGACGGGCACCGACACCTCCCCCGCCACGGCAAGCGCTCCTGAAGGCCATTCCGCCGCTCCCACGGCCCCTAAGACCGCTACGGTCCCTACGACCACGGTGGCCGTAGCCGTCAGCGTCCGGGTGACCACTGGCGATGCTCCTCTCTGGCTCTACGTGCCGGACCTGCGCCAGTGGCAGGATGCCCAGGACGGCGCTCCTGCCGGCTACCACCTGCCGTCCCGGACCGAACTGCTCGATGCCTTCGACCGAGGGGACCTGGCGGCATTCAAGGCGCCCCAGGTAGTTTGGACCACGACCGCCGCCCAGGACGCCGACGTCTGGACCATCCGACTTTCCGACGGGCTGCCCGAGATCCAGTGGTCGAAGGAATCCGGCCCGTCCCTTTACGCGAGGGATTGATGGTAACAGCACTGAGCCTTGAACGGCTGCACGCCTACTGCAAGAAGCACAATATCGCCGTGCCCCCTGGTGCTCGCCGCGACCAGTGCGAGGCTGCCATCGCCCGCGCCATGCTGCACACCGGAATGGCCGAAGCTGATCCCGCCATCGGGTGCTTCGGCCACTGGAGCGAGCACGACAAAAATTGCGACTTCTGCGACTACGAGGCGACCTGCTACCGGGCCTCGATGGGCACCGAGAAGAAGGTCTACGACAAATTCATCACCAGTATCGAAAACCCACAGGTCCGATTTATCCCCATGCGAAAGAAAGAGCGGGCACTCAAAGCCGAAAAGACAAGGGCCAAAAACTTGAAAGGAAAGAAGACGTGATCGTGAAGGTGCAGTTCTAAAGCCAACAGGCAGGTGCTTATCTTTTAACATCGGCGCGGAAGCGCCCTGGCAGGAGTGGTGAAATGAACGAACAACAGCTTTACATCATGCAACGGATTGAGCGTCAAGGCGGTGAGTGGGGCTTCGTGTCAGTCACGCAAAGCCTTGTCTCAAAATTCAAGCTATCGTCGTCGCTTGACGCACATGCAACCATGTCCTGGCTGGTAGTGGAGGGATATATTTCCTTCGCCATAAAATCCCCCGATGCATTTGATAAGCGTGTCATGGACAAGCTCGATGCGCTTCATCTTCGCAATAGAGAAGACCCTCAAGGTGAGGGGTATTTTCTTACAACGAAAGGTAAAGATTTTTTGAAGCAAAGATTCGCTGCACTCGTGAAGCGAGTCACGGTTTTCCCTGTTGGTGCTGAGATCAATCCATGAAAGACCAGCTCTTAATCATCGGGCTCGTCGTCGCCTTCGCTGCCGGCTACCTCGTAGGAAACCGTAGCAGCACGGTCGTGACGCTTCACCGGTGCCTACGTCTCCGGGTGGCCGAAGGCGACCGACAGCGAAGTGGTCATTACGCAAATTCTACCCGAGACCCCAGCTGCCCAGGCTGGTTTGCTGGCTGGTGACGTCATCAAATCACAGCAGGAAATCAACGACCGTTGCAATAAGCAGATCATCCAGGTACTCGAAGATCGCCTGAGGCACGAAGAGAAAGGGATCACCCATTGAACGACGACATGACGAAACTGGAGCGCCTTGAAATGGCGGATCTTCCAGCGGTCAAGACCATGCAGGAGAAGAAGGCCGAAGCTGAGGTGCGGCGCGAGGCCAACCGTGCATGGATGCGCGCCAACCTTCACAAGTACCTAAAACTTCCAGACCCACGATTCAAGGGAGCAGACGATGGCAGCTAAGATGCGCATCAAAGTTTACGGTGAGACGGGCAAGAAGCTCTTCGACAGCGAGGTCGAGCTGACGATGGACGATTTAGAGGCAGAAGACCTTGGCATAACGATCACCAATATTGCCCGCGACACGATGAGCCTGACGCCACTCTCACACGCCAAGATGCATGAGGAATCGACTCCTGCGTGACCCACAAGCGCTTCATCTTCTGTCTGACGATCGCTGCCGCCTGCTACTTCTCGCAGGCAGGGCACTTCTGGCAAGGCATCGCCATCTGCGCTCTCGGCGCCTTCTTTGAGATGCTGCTCGAACAATAAAACCCCGGGTGACACTCACCCGGGGCCTGCAAGCAACTGAAAGTCAGCCGCCTTCTACAACTCCGCACTCGCCCCGTCAATCACCCTTCGCCTGGCGCGCTTGATGTCAGCTTTGACATTTTGAAAAGCCCTACCATCTGACAAGGTTTTCCCCACAGTCAGCTTGACAACTCCATCACTCCAGATTTGATGCTTCTTGGATCGGATGAGGCTGAAACCCTCGGACTTCAGTAGGTCCATGATTATTCGTCCGGTCGTCTTGCTCACTCGTTCCCTCGGGGTAAATTTTTGCCAAGAGCTTCTTGTAGCGCGCATTCAGGATGCGAAGCATCTTTCTGAGCTGCTCGTTATCTGCCTGAAGCGCCGCTAGGTCGGCGCCCTCACTCTTCACCCGCTTCGTTGTCGGCAACTTCCCCGGCAAATGCTCGGTCACCTCCCAGACGATCGCCGTCTGGCTGGTGACGCTGCACACGCGGGTGCCGACCTCGCGCACGACTCCCATCGAGCGAAGCTCAGGGAGGCGCTTTTCGAGGCTGTAGAGGCGTATGTGACTCGTGATGCCGGCAAGCTTGCCGGCCTCCATCATTTCCTTGGCCGTGACCGGCCCGCAGGTGGTGAGCAGATCGTAGGTTTCCCACCGGCGCTCCGACAGCAGGCCAAGGCGTTTGATCTCATGGTAGGCATCAATGCTGGTTATGCGGGTCACACGTCACCATAAAAACGCTTGAAGGCGTAGTCGCAAGCGACGATCGGATACGATCCGACGACTCCCCAACGCTCATCCTTCACCGTCCCCTTCCTAAGGCCATGGGTGCCGCAATACTGCGAGGCATAGCGACCGATGACCTTAGCATCTTCAACCGGAACGCCACGGCCGAGACGACGGCCGTATGCCAGTACGCTGGCATAACCGGTATCGCTGTCAAAATCTTTCAGTTTAGTGTCGATACGAATAATGTCAGCATCGTGATCTTGAAGACGACGCTCGTGTCGCCGCATCCCATCCACCCACGCTTGAACCGCATCCAAGCTGTCATTGACGGTGCCGCCACCACTCCTGGCCCGTAGCGACTCTTCGGCCTTGATAAAATAAAGCCGCCATTTTCTGCCAGGATCGGTTTTCTCGACCATGCACAGCTCTTTAGCCATGCTTATAGTCATGGCATATTCCTTGGACGGGCGACCGCCACCACTTTCGGTCATTTTTGACCGAAAGTCCTTTCCCTCGATAAAACCGTACTCTTTGATGCGCCGCGTTACCCAATTGCGGAAATCAGTGTCAACCTTTAACGCACCATGTAGCTCCCTAGCATCGACCATCAAGTCACGGCTGATTTGGATCAAAGCTTCCATCGATTATTTCCCTTTCTCGTGAATTTGGCGATAGCGTGAAGTCCGTAAGCGACACGGTTGCCTTTGACGTTCCTCATTGCTTCGTCCTCTCGTAGTGGTCGTCTACTAATACGTCAAAGACCTTCGCCCGCGCTTTGTCGCTGGCGCGGGCAAGCAAAATCCAGATCGCCTTCATCGCCCGTTCGGGGCTGATCCCGGACGGTGCCGGCGGCACCTCGATCCGCTCGACGCGGTGATGGCCGGCAGCATCCAGACGGCGGCGCTTCTTCTTCCATTTGATCCGCGAGTGGTACTCGGCCTTCAAACCGTGCTTCTCGGCTAAGGCGGCAATCGACATCTCGGGGAAGCGTTTGTGGAGTTTTTCAAGCTTATCGTGGTGGTCTTGTATGACGGACATCAACGTCTCCGATTTAAATTTTCGATGCGCCGTGCCGTATCATAACGCCCACTTGTGCGCACCTGCTTTTTAACTTCTAGATATTCCGAAGGGAATAGGAAGTCTCTTGACAGCTTTTGCTATTTACCTTCCCTATACCCATCCTTCCTCAAAATTCGGGGCCACGTCGAGTGGCCGTGTCTAATTCCTCTCGAAAAGATTGCTGCCTCCGGCCCCCTTCGCTCCGCTACGGGGACGCATCTTTTCGAGAGAGGTGCCATCGCCTCTCGATGCATCGAGGCGAGGCACTCCTTGCAGGCTGCGCAAGAAGAGCCGTGATGTATGGGATCACGTCGAGTGATGCCTCTCGACCCAAGCTACGGCAAAACCTGCCACGTCGAGTGGCGCTCCTGACTCAAAAGACTAACTTTTAGACTCGCAAACTGCCAAACTGCCTACCTGCAAGACTGACAAAATAGACAGACTGGCAACGTAGTGGGTACTAGCTTCGCAGACAGGCAGATTACGCTAATAGGCTAATTACGAGGCGCAAGGGTGAGCGGAGTTATTTCAGAAAAATCAGAGATCAGACACGCACCGGAAATCGTGACGAAACTCGACAAGATCGCCGTGCTCGAATCACGTCTGGAATCGATTTTGGTCTACCAAAAGCGCATGGCCGAGCTGCTGATGCGCATGAGCAACGAGCTGAAAGACAGCGACGGCAGGCCCATCGGCGCCGCCTTCGGCCACGAGGCTTCAATAGTCCTGTCGCAGATTGACGGTTTGCTGAAGCGAGCGCTCATGGACAAGCCGCAGGCCATCACCCGCATGCCCGGCGAAACCGACGACGAACTGCGCGCCCGCATGGGGCTGCCGCCAATACCCACGTCCACGCCATTTTTGGAGGCCATCAAATGAGCGACATGACCCTCTCGACCGCCATCGATATCCTGGTCCCCATCGGCACCATCATGCTCACCGGCGACGAGTTTTTCGACTCCGACACGAGCACCTGGGTGAAGGTGCCCGAAAAGATGCTGGGCAAGGTCGTCGGCCGCCGCGACGTCATCAAGCGCGCGACGTTCAACCTGGCGCGTACCGTTCGCGATCTCCTGGCACACCTGGAGCTGCTTCGCGGCCATGAGCATGATCAAAGCTGGTGGGATGGCGCCGATCCGATTATACGGGAGGCAAGGCGCCGGCTCGGCGTCAAGACCATTCACGACTATCAACGAGAGCAGCCGCCATGATTGCGCCTGTGAGCCACGCCGAACTGATCGCCTCGATCAGAGAGCAAATTGCGAGGAGTCGCGTCTTAGTCGACGCGCACCATGCCGCCTGCCTGGCGTATAACCAAAGGCTTGGCGCAAAGCCTGCGCCAACTTCACCGGTGAAGTCGACATTCCCACTGAAGATCCACAACTTACCGTCAAGCGGCTAGAGCTGAATCCGGGTGACGCCGTGCTCGTTCAGGTCCCACGCGGTGGCTACTCGACGAAGCTATTGCAGGATTCGCTGTCAAATCAGCTCAAACAGATGGCCAGTCAGCTTCACTGCAAAGTCATCGTCGCCTTCGACGACCTCAAGATCACCGTCATCGGCCCCGCCCAGGCCCACGACCTGGCCGAGCAGGTGACACCTTTTGAGCGGGCGATCGAGGAGCTTCCCGAGTGAGCGACCTCTCATTTGAGGACCTCTTTCGGACGAAGCCGGTCTGCAAGGGCTGTGGCAAGACAGACTGTGCCTGTGGAGCGCCAGGACGGCCGCCAGCGCACGGCGTCAGCGTCATGATCAATCACCCCCTCGTCGGGCGAAACGTCGATCTGGCGACCATTTCCGCCGGCTCCCTGACGGAGCTGGCCGATCACTTCGGTGTCATCCGTCAAGAAGGCGAGACCGACGTCGCGGTGCGTGGCCGTCTTATGAAGTCGATGGAGGGCACCCGCCGCTTCAGCAGCC